TTATTGGGATATAGCTGCCGGCCATAATGGAGTTGTGGCTATTTCTAATCTTGCAGCTGGATCTACCGCTGCAACCTATTCATCTGATGGTATAACTTGGTCCGTTGTTACAATGCCGGCATCTCTTGTTTGGAATGCTATAAGTTATGGGCAAGGTATTTATATAGCTACTACTGTTGGATCTACAACAGTTGGGGTATCTACAGATGGAACTACCTGGACAGTAAGATCTATAACAGCAAGTAGTGGATGGACTGGTGGTGGAGTAGTTCCATTTTATAACCCTACTACTCCAATACTTACTAAGACTGCCCCATATCAACCTGTTTCTGTTAACTCTTATACTGTAGGTGTTAATGAAAAGTATGTAACACTTAGAGCAACTGCTACTACTACAATTACTCTGCCAAACCCTGGAGCATACCCTGGGCGTGAGATTACTATTATGAATACAGCAGCTTTTGCAGTTAACTCTTCAATATCTAACGTTTATCCATTAGGATCAACAACAATTGGAACAGCAATACTTGCAGCAACAGCTGGTAAATTTGCAAGACTAGTCAGCAATGGACAAACTTGGATTACTATGGAGGCTAACTAATGGCACTTTCATTTCCAGCATCACCTACTAATGGTCAGGTATATACATCAGGTTTAAAGTCATGGTCATATAACTCTAGTACTTCTACCTGGGATCTTGTTACTACATCTAGCGGAGGAACTCAAGGTACTCAAGGCCTACAAGGTACAAATGGTTCTCAAGGCACTGTTGTTGGTTCTCAGGGTATTTTAGGAACCCAGGGAATAACTGGGGCTCAGGGACCAACAGGATTACAAGGCATAACAGGCACTCAGGGATTTACAGGTACTACTGGTATTCAGGGTATTCAGGGTACATCAGGTATTTTAGCACCCCAAAGTTTATTTGTTGCCATAGCATCACTTGCAACAACAACGGCTGCTTCATCAACAGATGGGGTTACTTGGACTTTGAGAACTTTGCCAGCATCTGGACAGTGGCGTTCAGTAGCATATGGAAACGGAACATTTGCTGCAGTAGTATACAACTCAACAACAGCGGCTTCTTCAACCGATGGAATCACTTGGATAACAGCAACATTACCAGCAGTTGCAACCTGGCAATCGGTAGCTTATGGTAATCGAGTATTTGCTGCAATCGCAGGTGGCGCCTCAGTATCAACTTCAGCAACTTACTCAACTGATGGTATTACATGGTCTTTAACAACTTTGCCATCATCTGCACAGTGGCAAGCAGTAACTTACGGTAATGGTGTGTTTGCTGCAGTATCACAAAACACAACAACAGCGGCCTCTTCTACCGATGGAATCACTTGGACGCTAAGAACTTTGCCAGCATCTGCATACTGGTGGTCAGTAACTTATGGAAATGGTGTTTTTGCTGCAGTAGCAGGCAACACAAATACAACAACAGCAGCCTCTTCTACTGATGGAATTACCTGGACTTTAAGAACTTTGCCAGCAGCTGCAGTCTGGCAAGCAGTAGCTTATGGTAATGGTGTTTTTGCTGCAGTAACACAAAACTTCTCTACAGCGTCTACCTCAACTGATGGAATTACCTGGACTACTAGGACTTTGCCAGTATCTGGATATTGGTCTTCAATAACTTACGGAAATGGTGTATTTGTTGCATTAGATTACAGCACAACTACAGCGGCTAACTCTACCGACGGTATTACCTGGACTTTAACAACTATGCCATCAACTGCATACTGGTGGTCAGTAACTGCAACAAACTTTGTAAATCAAACTAGCCAGCAATATATTAACGCGGCCCCATATCAACCAATAGGGGTTACTACTTATACTATAGGTCAATATGAAAACTGGGTGGTATTTAACACTACGGCTGCTTGTACAGTAACCTTGCCAAACCCCGGATTATATCCTGGACGGGAGATAGTTATGAAGCAGATAGCCGCCTTTGCCGTTACCTCGGCTAGCTCTAACGTTTATCCAATAGGATCAACAACTATAGGAACTGCTATACTATCCGGAGCTGGAAAGTATGCCCGCCTAGTTAGTAATGGGCAGGCATGGCAGATTATAGGTTCTAACTAAACCCTGCTATAATAGTATATAGACAAACCTATAGGAGAAAATATGTCAGTAAGATATGAAATCGAAGATGGTACAAATGCCGTAAAGGTATTCTATGATGATAATACAGTCCCATCCCTCTATCAACCAACCTATCCAGGTGGAGATGCTTGGGCAGATGCTGCTGAAGCAGCAGCTTGGGCAGAACTATACATTGAATCTATTGTAAACGAAGATGCCCCATATGCTCCAGGGAATCGTGGAGAAGAGGGTCGCAAAAAGCCTACACCTGAAGAAATTGCAGCTCAACAGGCTGAACTAGAAGCTAGCCGTAATCCAGCAGAATAACTATTAACGAGGGCGACTAAATGAAACACTATGACGTATTAATTGCAACACCCGGCGCAATGCTAGAGGCTCAGTATGTTAAGAGTCTAGTGCTAACTTTAGCCGAATGTGATAGGCGGGGAATCACTTACAAGTGGTTAAACGCCTACACATCCCTTGTTCATCATGCCCGTGAGTTAACCGCTAGTGGTATAGAGGGAATGCAGCTTGATCCCACCCAAACTACACCTGGTGGCAAGGACATAACCTACAACAAGATCTTTTGGATTGATTCAGATATTGCTTGGACTCCTGAGCAATTCTTCAAGATTTACGATTCAAAGTACGATGTAGCCTGCGGCTCTTATTTATTAGCTGATGGTATGACTACAACTGTTCATGCATGGGGAGCACCTGGCGGTATGCCTGCCCATGAGATTGTAAAGCTTACAGAACCTTTACGTGTCCAAAGTTGCGGGTTTGGTTTTATAGCCATGAAGTCGGGAGTATTTGAAAAGATTCAACGACCTTGGTTCTCCCACGAGTATGTAAAAGTTGGGGAAGATTCAAACGGCAAAGATATTATGGATGCCGTGGGTGAGGACATATCTTGGTGCGTTAAAGCCTACCGTGCAGGTATTGAACTTTACTTTGATCCTACAGTTCTAGTAACCCACATGAAGAAACAACCTATTACCTGGGACCATATCCCTAAGAACTTTGATCCCTCTACATTTAAACAGAGGCTCTAATGGCTAAGAAACCACAGTCAGTATTTATTGCTACCCCGATGTACGGAGGTATGTGCCATGGCTCCTATGCTAAAAGCCTATTTAACACTATGAAGCTCTTACTTGATAGTGGTTACGAGGTCCAGTTTAGGGATATGTATAATAACTCTATTATCACAGAGGCAAGAGATTCCCTTACCCAGATGTTCTTAAATTCTGGCTGTAACTATCTATTCTTTATAGATGCGGACCAGTCTTTTAAGCCAGAAGATGTACTACGCATGATTAAAGAAGATAAAGATATTATTGGTGGGGTTGTCCCTAAAAAGCGTATTAACTGGGACACGGTCTCAGAAGCTACAAAACACGGGGTGCCTGCAGATAAGCTCAGCAAGTTTAGTGGGGAGTTTAATCTAGCCCTACTATCTGGTGCCGAGCAACCAGAAGACTTTACTAAGTCTTTTGAAGTATCCCATATTGGCACAGGTATGATGATCATCAAGCGCTCTGTATTTGAAAAGCTAAAGCCCCAAACTAAATCTTATCTATTTTCATCTACGGGTGTTTTTGGTATTAACCCAGGGGATACTCTTAATCAATACTGGAAATGTGAGGTATCAAGTTCAGGACTTCTAATGGGTGAAGATGTGAACTTCTGCAATATGTGGAGAGACTTAGGGGGCAAAGTATTTGCCGCCCCATACGCTAAGACAACCCATGTTGGATCTTATGAGTTTGACGGTACTTTAAACCCTTAACCACATCATGCCTACATCAGCTGTAGGTCTAAGGTTTGCCTTCTCCCAACCACCTGCTACCCACAAAGGCGCGTAGTCAGATAGCCATTTCTTAAAATCAAAAGTACTCAAATCATACCAATCATCTGGGGTATCAAGATGATCTACAATAAACTGCGGGGCAACCTCTTTGTATCCCAAGGATCTTAGATACTCTAACTGCTTGATATGCTCATCAATAGTGACATCAGTCCACTCAAAAGCCAGCATGCCATAGCTCTTAGTCATTCCTTGGAATACAGCCCACTCGGCACCCTCAACATCCACCTTAATTAAGTCGGGCTCACCATATAGCTCAACCAACTTATCTATAGTTATGGTTGTAGCTGTAATAGTTCTAAAGGGCTTGCCTTTATAGGGCATGGTTTCGGCGGTTAGCCAATCCTTGTTCATGGTGGATAGGCCATCTTCTTGAGCCTCATAAAACTCAATGACCTCATTGTTTGTGTTGGCTACAGCCATTTTAAGGGGCAAAACTTGTGGTGTGTATACAAAGTTACCAACCAGCTCTCTAAAGACCTTAGGAGCCGCTTCTAGGGCGATTACGCGGTATCCTAGAGCCACCCCTACAACTGTGGCATCTCCCCGATTAGCCCCTATATCAAACAGTAGCAAGGCTGATCCGATTGAGGTTATTCTTTACGGCAACCTTGTACTCATCAAGCATGTACGCAAGCTCACTTAGTTCTTTAAATATTTTAAAAGATTCATCCTTACGACCAATCCACCAAGCAGACACAGCCTTTTCAAACTGTAAACAGTAGGGTGCTATATACCCTACTTGCGCTGGAAGTGGGGATGAAATCAAATCCCGAGCCAGACCAACCTCAGCCCATGTGTAGCATTCCTGCCATTGTCCTAGGCGTTCATGGAATTGAGATAGGGCAAAGTAAGCTTCTGGTCGGTTAGGCAAATAAGCAATAGCTTGAAGCAGGCAGTTAGTAACTGTATGAACCCGATCATTTTGATCATCAAAGCATTTAGCCATCTTAAGCAATGAAGTGTAAACAATAAGCGGAGAACTTTCTACTCCGTACTCAGCAGCACGTAGGTAGAAAGAAACAGCCGATGCTGTCTGTCCTAGGCGCTCGTACTCCTTTGCCAAATCAAAGTTGTACTCTGGGTTAAAAGGGTCGGTAGAGAGTCGGACGGTCAATTCAGTTACCATAGGATAGAGCCTCCATTAGCATGTCTTCTACAACTAGTTTCGGGGTGCGTAGAACAAAGGCCGCATTATCTTGAAACCCAAAGCTGATAAGAAGATCACCATTATGTACAGCAGCTCCAGCGCAGAATTCAATCTTAGCGTCTAAGAAGCTAAATGGTTCTGGGGATAGTCCAACTAGATTAAGCTGGTCATCCCAGACGCATAGGCGATGGCGATAAACCCCATCTTTCTGTGATAGGTAGTTCTTATAAAGGTCTACCTCATGGGCAATAGAAAGATATACATTGCCCCACTTAACTAGCTGAGAGCCTCCTCTAAGATCTTTGGGAGGAACTATACCTTGGCGTAGGGATACCTGCTCGCAGCGTGGGGGCAGGTCCGGATAGGTGCGTACAATTTCTACCGGAGAAGACCATTTTACAAAATGATAGGGAAGATCTAATACTGGAACCCAGTTCTTCTCACAGTAGGAAGTATCATCCCCAGGAGTTGGCACACGAAGTCGGGAGACTTCTTTTGCTGTCCAAGACTTTTTATCTAACTCAATCTTTGAAAGCTCCATACGTCCTTGACCATGCGAAGTGGTATCACGACGTACACCAATAGCGTAGTAGTCTCCATCCCACTGTACAAGGCGGCAATCTTCTTCTCCGACAAACTCCCAAATTGGGGTAATGTCTAGCTTAGAGGTATCAATAAGACAATGGTTTTTAACATTAAGATCGGCATCTAGACGCATTAGATAATTAGTAGTAACTAGGCGTTGGTCTTTCTCAGGGTGCAAATAGGACAGTGGGCCCCAACGACTAGGAAACTGTTGGGTATTCTCAGAATGGTAAAGAGTGTAGTTTACGTGACGAAGTACGCAGAGAATCTCACCATCATCATCAATAAAGATTGAGGGGTTCATCAAGCCTGTCCCAGCGGTTAATCCCTGGGATATTACTAATGGGGCAAGTTTCCCGCCCTGGGCTACCGCCCGTTGCACCAAGTTATCCATATATGTTATTATACACCTATATCAGTTTGGGCGCCAGTTGCTCAATTCATGGCCTATACTTTAGGCTACTAGTACCTCTTGAGGAGTCTCATGGCAATCACATACAAGATTTTGGGACAGAAAATGTCCAGCGTAACAACCCCTGCAACAACACCAGTAACTGTATATACAGCAGGTGCTCAGGCGGTAGTTTCTACTATTACAGTTTGTAACCAAGTTAGCTCTGGAGCATCTTACTCCGTTGCTGTAGTTCCTGCAGCTACAGGTTCAGCTGTGCCACTAAACTATATTGTTTACAATGCACCTATTGCTGGTAACGATACTACGGCTTTAACCCTAGGCATTACCCTTGCAACCGGTGATAAGATCATTACTTACGCATCTACCTCTACTATTTCCTTCTCAGCTTTTGGATCTGAAATCGCCTAACTATGACACTAAAGAGAAGCCTTACTTCTAGTAGCATAAATACTGGTGATAGGTTCCATCTGTTTAACCCAAATACCCAGTATGCGTATAAAGCTGGAACTATTACGGGAACTACAAATGGTTCGGGACTTATCCATGTAACCTTTACTACGCCTCTTTCTTCTATTCCATCTATAATACTTAATATAGTTGGTACAGGCAGCCTTAGTGTTACATTAGCTGCGGCTAATGTAACTACCACTGGTTTTGATATTTATGCAAATGATCTTGAAAATGGTTACGCCACAACAGGGTTAAGCATGACTGTTAACTGGATTGCGGTACAGCCGGTCTCTTCATCATTTGGTTTGTCAGCAGGGTACACCTCAGCAGCAACAACCGATACCAATGGAAGATTTAGAGTTAACTTCCCAACAGCATACACAAGTATTCCTACCGTAGTAACTACCCACAGAGATATTACATCTGGCATGCTTAATACAGATAACTTAAATCATTTTGTAGATAGCGTAGATTTAAACGGGTTTAACGTTACTGTTACTCAAGGTGAAGTTGGAGATTACTGGAGAAATAAATACGTTGGTCAATTTTCTTGGATTGCCAATCCTCCAGCAAGCGCTGCTGATGGCATTAGTAGTGGAAGTGTTACAACCGCAAACACAACTATTACCCCATCATTTATTAACTCTCCTGGTTTTGGAACTACATATACTTCTGCACCTATTGTTTGTACAGGTTGGAGCTCACTTCCAGAGCCTGTTGGTTCTGAACCTGGGGCTGAAATTTATATTAATACAACTTCTACTACGGGCTTTGTTGCTAACATTCAAACATATGAGGGCAGTTTAACTACAAGATCCCGTATTTTTTCTTGGGTAGCCGCAGTAGCTAGAAACTCATAAGGAGTAAGTAATGCGTGGTGAAATTAGAGAAGGCCGCTTTGATATTAACTATGAGCGTGGTTCAATTATTTCGGGAACATCTACAGAGATGGTTCATACCATTGGCACTGAAGTACAGTGGTGGATCTTTGACCCAGTAGCTACGCATGTTGACCCTATTTACGATGTAGGTTCTTCTGATCCAGCTACAGGTGGACGTCGTTGGAAGGGCCCTTTGATTGTCCCAACAATTAATGCTTTTATCAGCCAAGGCGCTACAGTTCAAAATGACCGTGGTTTTTATAACACCGATACTTTGCACCTCACAATTAACGTGGATGTCGTTGAAGACCAGCTAAGCCTATTAGGTTCTAGCCTAGCTACTATACCTCAGCTTAGTACAGTAGAGATTAACCCAGATGAATTCCTACGTGACCGGGTTGTATTTAGGGACGAAGTTTTTACCCCTGTTCGGGTATTCCCTAAAGGAATAATCAAAGACCACTATACCGTCCTATCCATTGAGCTAAACCAGGTTAATCCTGATGAGCTGGTCAATGATCCTCAGTTCCAGAATTATGCTGGTTATAGCCCATTTGATCCAACTACACTGTAAGATACACCTATGCCATTTAAATCAAAAGCACAGCGCCGGGCCCTTTATGCAAAGGACCCTAAGTTAGCAGCAGAGTTTGAGTCTAAAACCCCTAAGGGTAAGAAGTTACCTGAGAAAGTGAAGAGGAAGAAAAATGGCTAAGGTTAAGATCGCTGGTAAGACCCACAAGTTCACTAAGAACAAAAAGGGTGATGTTATAGTTAGCCATCCAAATGGAGGCGGCCCTACATTGGACCTAACCAAAAAGGATGCTAAGATCAAGACAGTAAATGACGGAATTGCTGCTGGCCGTCAGTGGCATTCAACTCACAAGAAAGGGAAATAACTATGTGCATGGCATGTGGATGTGGTAAGAAAAAGGGCGAAGCCGGATACGGCAAGGGTAAGAGCAAGTCTAAGCTAAAAGGCGGTCAGAAGAAGATTGCTGGAGCTGCTGAACCAAAAGACAAAATTACTGGGGCTGACTTTAAGGCCCTTAAGAAGAAGAAGGCTAAGTAATGTGCGCTAAATGTGGTTGTGGCTGTAAGTCAGGAAAGCCAGCTAAAGGATGTAAGTGTACTTGTGCTACTTGCAAGGCAGCTCGTTCTAAGGCTGACAAGAAGGCTGATGCCAAGATTGAAAAGGGCATGACTCCTAAAGAAAAGTCTAAGTTTGAAAAGGCAGACAAGAAAATGGATGCCAAGAACCCTTCTATGAAGGAAGACGAAAAGATGGACAAGGCCTTAGCTAAGAAGGTTAAAAAGAAGTAACAATTAGAGGCCCGAAAGGGCCTCTTTTGCTTTATGATTACCTTGACGCCAGAGAAATCTGGAACCTGCTGCTATACCCTGCGCCTTCTATTGGAGGAACTATGATCTACATCGCTCAACGCTTGCTTCGTGCAGAAACCGAAGCCGACAAAGAAGCCTTCGTTAAGGGTCTAGTTAGCCTTGATACAAAGGGTGCAGAAATGAAATTTGCAGCCGGGTTTATCGCAGGTTCACTACTCTCGAAGCTTCGGAAAAATGCGTAAACTAGATCACGTCCTAAATAGATACGCTAACGCCTACGCAGAACGTAGCGCCACATATCACACAACCACTTTAAAGAATAACGCCTTGGCTGCTGGCTGGCCTGAGGATATGGTAAAGCATCTTAAAGTTGTAAGTGAAAACGGAGCTTTCTCTGTCCGCTATCCTGAAGAACATAATCAGAGCATGTTGACTCTTGAATATGGCACAGATGTTATCCCCCCATCACCTGTAATCCGTAACTTCCTTCAGCGTTCAAAGGATGGTACTCTCTAATGCCACATATTCTAAATGAGGAGGCTGCCCTAAAGACTCTCCTATCAGGATTGACCGTGGAAGATTCGGGAAACCCTACCCGACCTGTGGGAGTATTCTATGGCCAACCTGATCCTCAGATCAGACTTCAGGCATATCCATATATTACTATTGATCTAATCTCTGTAGCAGAGGAAAAAAGCCGTGCCCATCGTGGCTACGGAACCCTTAAATACGCACCCGAAGGTTCAGACTCTACAGTACCGTATGCGACTTCCTACCCTATTCCTGTATCATTAACCTATCAAATCACTACCTATGCTCGTAATCCACGACATGATAGGCAGCTGATTAATTTGATTCTATCACCAGCTAGAATCCCATTTAGATTTGGAACACTAACAATACCTGAGGACCGTACGGTTCGCAGATTAGATATGTTGGGTTTCATTAAGAGAGATACGACTGAAGAAGGCAAGCGCCTTTTAAGTACGGCTTTCAATGTGCAAGTGAGTGCGGAGTTTCTTCCAACCACACTTACACAGCTATACGAAGTGCTTGACCCTCCACATATTACGACTAACAGTACCGTTCCCAATGGCACAACATACAACTAAAATCTGGCAACCTAAGAATATAAACCTAAACCTAAGGAGTAATACCGAGTGACTACATACAGTAATGGTCGTCCCGGCGTCTTTATTCAGGAAGTACCGCTTCCACAGGTCGTAACCTTGCCTGACACTGGCGCTGCAATTGGCGCGTTTGTTGGTGTTCTAAGCCAAGGTCCAACCAATGTCCCGGTACTACTTCAAAGCTGGACAGACTTCGTCCGTACCTTTGGATCCCTTAATGACGCTTACCCAACAACATGGGCAGCCTTTAATTTCTTCGCAAACGGTGGACGTTCACTATACGTAAAGCGTATCAGTGGCTCTTCTGACACAGCATCTATCAATCTAAATGATAGCTCTGGATCATCTATCCCAACTCTTCAGATTTCTGCAAAGAACGCTGGATCATGGGGTAACAACCTTTCAGTAGCAGTTAAAGCAGGATCTGGAATTGGACGTTTTAACATCCAAATTTTTCAGACTACAGTAGTTAATGGTCGTGCATCAACAGCACTTGTTGAGACACACCGTGATCTTAAAATGTCTTCTACTGACTCACACTATGCTGTTAACATTATCAACACAAACTCTAATCTAGTTACAGCTACTGATCTTGGTTCTACTTCTGCAGCCCCAACTAACATTCCAGCTGTAGCACCAAATGCTTCTCTAAGCGGTGGAACTGATCCAGTATCAGCCCCTGGTCGCTCAGACTATGCGGCCTCTCTTAGTGCATTTGATGTAATTGATAATCCATTGGTTTTCAATCTACCAGATGCTGCTTATCTATATAACATTACAACTGACGTTGGAGATGATCTTCTACTATCTAAGGAAATCCAAGCTGATGCTGTTGCTTATGCAGCAGGTCGTGGGGATGCCTTTGTAGTTGTTGATTCACCAAGTTCATACTCTGTATCAGATGTAGAAGGATATGTTGATGACCTAGTCTCAACATTTGCAGCTTCTTCAACAGGCAATGTTGCAGCAGCTTATTATCCATGGCTTCAAATTCCTAACTCACTAAGTGCCGCTCCTGGTGCTCTTCGCCTCCAGGCTCCTGGTGCTGCGATGGTTGGTCAGTACCTAGCTACTGATGCTTCTCGTGGTGTTTGGAAGACTCCAGCTGGTTATGGCAATCGTGTTGCTCTAGCAGTTTCTACAGAGTCTCAGCTAACAAACAGTGATCTTGATTCTTTGAATGGACATACAAATGCCATCAACGCGATCCGTCAGATTCCTGGTGTAGGCATCATTGTTATGGGTGGTCGTACATTGGATTCAGATCCACGTAACCGCTATATCAACATTCGTCGTTCCCTCAATTACATTGAGAAGGAACTAAAGAGCCTTAGCTCATTTGCTATCTTTGAGAATAACGATGAGCGTCTATGGGGTCAACTCCGTACAGCTCTAGGAACATTCTTGATGCAGTACTGGCAACAAGGTGGACTTCGTGGCGCAAGCGCCACCCAAGCGTTCTATGTAACCTGCGACAGCACTAACAACACATTTACAGATATCTTTAACGGTACTGTAAACATCACTGTTGGTGTTGCTCTAGAGTACCCAGCAGAGTACATTGAAATTACCTTGGGACAACTCACAGCAAACGCTACGGCATAAGGAGATAACATAAAATGACAGTTCCAAATACATTACCTCTAAGTGGTATCCAAACTGATCCAATTCGTAATTTTAAGTTCATTGTGAGCTTTAAGCCAAAAGCTGGATCAACAGATGCTTCTTGGTCAACTTTGACTGGAAATATGGGTTTCGTCTCGGTGTCAGGTCTCAGCATCACAACTGAGTCAATTGCGTACCGTGAAGGCGGATTCAATACCAGCGTTCACCAGATTCCTGGCCAAACTTCATTTACACCTATCACTCTTTCTAAGGGTGCTATGTTGGGTGGGTCTGGAAACATGGACTGGATGAAGAAGCTGTTCTCAGTTCTTACTCCTAACACTAATTCTGGTGCAGGTGTAGATTTTCGCTGCGACTTGGAAATCCAAGTTCTTAGCCATCCAAATCCTGTTGTAAACAACGGTTCTGGATATGAAGCAGCAGATGAGATTCAAGCTCACACTTCTATGCGTTTCTATGTATACAATGCATGGATTACAAACCTTACATACAGCAATCTTGATGCAGGTGCTAATGCATTTATGGTTGAAGATATGCAACTTGTACATGAAGGTTTTGACGTTAGATACGGTAAGGATCTAACAGCCACCGGTTCAGCAGCTCCATTTGGTGCTGGTGGAACCAATCAAAATCGTTAATAAAACTAACTAAAGGGTAAACAATATGACTACAGATTCGAACACAATTAGCGCAGTAGAAAATCCAGCACTAGCTAACCAGCTAGCTGCAGAAGCAATGTCCGCTGCTCAGGAGCCAGCTGCCCCAGTCGTAAAGACTGCGGTGCAGTTGCCTCCTGAGACAGAGGTTAAGCTTCCTGGTGGTTTCTTAGATCCTTTCGTGGGATTAATTGATACAGCAGAAATTCGTGAGCTTAATGGAGCTGACGAAGAGGCAATTTCTAAGGTAAATGATCCAGGCAAAGCCTTGATGACAGTCTTGGAAAGAGCCACAGTAAAGATCGGTGAAGAGAAGGCAACTAAGGCTACCTTAGATGCCCTTCTTGCAGGAGACAGAGAACAGATCCTTTTGGCTATTAGAAACGCCACTTTTGGATCAGAGATTAAGTTAGGTCCTGGACCTTGCCCATTCTGTGCTGAAGTTCAGACATTTGAAGTTGATTTAGCTAAAGATGTAAAGACAAAGCTTATTAATGAAGAAGATCGTGTATTTACAGTCTCTACTGCTTCAGGAGATGTAAAGGTAAAGCTCCCTACAGGAGATACCCAAAAGGCTATTGTAAATTCTACAGATAAAACATCTGCGGAAATTGATTCAATTATACTTATGGGGTGTATCATATCCATTAATGATGCGGCAGTAATTAGCATAGATCAGATTCGCAAGCTGAGCGTTGCTACACGCCGTAAGTTGTTAGAAGAGATATCAAATCGTAACCCCGGTCCACAATTAGGCGAACTAACTAAACCATGTCAATCCTGCGGCCAGGAGGTACCGCTGCCACTAACCCTGGCAGATTTGTTTCGTTGAGGTTGACTACGAGCTCCTAGTTGATATGTATGACATATTGACTAAGTTCTATCCAGGATGGAGTTTGAACGATATCCGTAATCTCTCATTGAGAGAACGGATTATGTGGATTACTAAGGCCCTAAATAGACCAAGATAGGTGGTGAAGATAGATGTCAATGAACTTATTTGATAATTCAGACAGTGAACCCTCTGGCTTTAAACCACAGGGTCCTGATGCTGAAATGGCTGGCGTAGAAAAAAGCGCTATTGGCTTCGTAACCTATTTTAAGAAGTCTATGATTGATGCCGCTAAATCTGTTAGCGACGCATTTGCTAAAGCCAAAAAAGATTCAGACTCTATCTCTAAAAATTTAACGGGCGGTTCTAAGGGCAAATCTACTCTTGATATGCCAGATATGCCTACCGGTTCAGGTATGGGTGTACTTGGCAAAGTAGGCATGGGCGTAATGGCTGCTGGTTCTTTGGGCATGGGTTTAATGCCAAGCACAGCTTCTGCTGTAGCACTTAGAACTTCTGCAGATACTATTGCAGGCTTAAGCGGAATGTCTGCTTCTGGTGTTATGCGCCAATCTAATCGCCTAGTGGGCAATGGCGCTACAAGTGCAACTAGCCCAACTATGGCAGCAATGACTGTTGCATATACTGGTGGTTATTTAGCCAATACATTAAGCTCAAAGAATATTATGTCTCAGGTTGGTGGCTTAAGTGCACTAACAGGAATGACTAACGAACAGGCAGCTGCGTCTGCAGCTAGTGCAAACGGAATGTCGTTCTTACGTATGGGTGTTCGTATTCGTGATAGCAATGGTCAGCTACTACCTATGAACCAAATTATTAATAGTGTTTGGAACTTTATTTATCGTGGTAAAAATGATATAACTAAAGAACAAGCCATGATGCTTCTTAACCCAGGAAGCCCAGGCGGTAACGCTATTCGTCAAGTAGCTGGAGATCCTGGATTAGCTAATGAAATTATCATGGGTATTGTTGCACGTGCAAAAAATGGCGGAAAGGCTTTATCTTCCAGTTCTCTTAGTGGATCTACCAATGCTCTTAATATGCTTGGTGTGGCTAAAGGCGCCCCTATTCGTACTGCGTTTAATTATAATACTAGCCAATCTAATCTTACTACAGCTACACAGGGCGGACTAGTTTCTGGTTATACAGGAGCACTTGATGCTGCTACTGCAGCAAACAATGGATTAACTGCATTTGCTAATCAACTTCCACAAGTAACAGACCTTTTAGGTAAACTTAAAGGAGTACTGCAAACTTTTCCTGGATTAGGTGGAGTAGGCGGCACAGTATCTAGTCTCGGTGGATTAGGCGCGTCTCTACTTATGCAACGTGCTGGAAACAAAGCATTGCTCAGCGGACTCGAAGGTGTTATAGGTAAAGGTGACGGAACAGTTGCTGCTGAAGGCGGGGGATTACTTTCTGGATTAGGTAAAGGATTAGGTAAGGGCATTCCTATTCTTGGAGCGCTGCTTAGTGCATACTCTGGATATAAAGATAGAAAAGGACATAAAGGATTTAACTGGAGCAGCCTACTTAAAAATGCGGGTATAGGTGCAGCTGGTGGAGGAATTTTTGGTGGACTTCCTGGTGCTTTAGTTGGTGGATTAGTTGGTGGCGGTGGAGACCTAATTGGTCAACTATTTGGTAGTGGCGGCCCAAATACATCCCATACACAAGTAGGATCCGGAATATCAAATGCTGCTAGTGATGCAGGCATGCCTGTTTCTGGAAGCCCTACTATTACAGCAGGCTTTGGTAACAGAAAAGGCGGCAAAGGAATTAAAGCTGGGTTCCACCCAGGCGTAGACTTTGGAGTAAAGCCAGGAACAGCAGTTACAGCTGCCGCAGATGGTGTAGTTTCTTATGTAGGAAACAGTGGTGGTTATGGTAACCACGTAATTATTAATCATGGAAATAAGCAAAGTTTATATGCCCACTTAAAAACTATATCTGTGCGTCAAGGACAACAGGTAAAGCGTGGAGATGTAATTGGCCATAGCGGTGGTGTTAAGGGCGCACCTGGAGCAGGAAACTCTACAGGCCCACACCTTCACTTTGAAATTAGAGATAAAAATGGTAGGTCTATAAGTCCGCTAGCTATTATTAAAGCCAATGCGCTTAATCAGCAACTTAATCCAAAAGCATCTGATAATGACACCACTGTTATGTTTGCTGGTGCTGGAGTAATATCTGGTAAAAATAATGCCTTAGGTTCTACTAGCTTAAAAGACCTATTAGCTAGCGGTGATGCTGCTAATACTATTAGCAATGGTATTTTATCTAATGGCGGTAAGGCTTATTCAAATGGCCAAGTTATTAATGATTCTGGAATTATTCTCGGTACAGGAGATTCTCGTAGTTGGGCTAAGAGTTTATTACAAAAGCTTAAGTATCCTACTACCTCAGATAACATTAAAGCTTTGACTACTTGGGCTGCATGGGAAGGTGGACAGTGGCATAACAGTGCCCACTACAATCCCCTAAATACAGAACAGCCTGCCACTGGTGCAACTAATATGAATAACGAAGGTGTTAAGTCATACACCTCTTGGTCTCAAGGATATCAAGCAACTATTGAAACTTTAAAGAATGGTCGCTATGGTCCTATTCTGAGCGCTCTTAAAAAAGGCAATAACACTATGTCTGTATTAAAAGCAGTTAACCATTCTCCTTGGGGTACTTATATTCCTGGAGCAGGCGGACCTAATACATCCCCAGCTGGTGTTGCTGTAGCTACTATGCCTTCTCATTCTACTTCCTCAAGCAGTGGGACACATAGTACAAATATCAATGCTAGATCAAGTATTGATGTTAATGTAGGTATTAACCTTAAAATGAATCATCCTGGAACAGTAGCAACTGAATTAATTATTAATGCGGTAAATAAAGCTGTTGCAGATAAACTACGTAAAGAACAAGTGGGTAGGTACTAATGACTACAATTATTCCTGGGGTTCACTATACAGTAGATTTGTATGAGTGGGGTATCTCCGCATATGATTATTCTGGATCACTTAACTTTACAGATGACGCTTGGAATAAACTTTCTCCAGGTACTAAATCAAGAACGGTTAGTGTTAACAGCGCTATATTAGTTGATGTAAGAGTATATGAAGATAGCACTAATAGAGCCATTGATAATGGACTCGGCATGAATGTGACTACAACTAACGGGCGTGTGTATAATGTTTCAGATGATGGAACTACTAAAAGTGCTGGACTTAATGATCACTGGGTATTTATCATAAATCCTGGAACTCCTAATACACCTACAAAAATAGACCCTAGTCAATTTACAGTAAGATTTGATCCTAATTCTAGTATTGCTGTAACTTTAAATGGTGGGCCTTACACTGGATATGGCGATGTTAATCCTAGCTCTAATGTATTTCCAATAACAATTACTTGGACTGGGGCATTAAATACACCGTTTCCATCTACTATTCAAGATTTTCTTGGAAGCAGCATAAAGCAAAAAGTATTTAATACAAATACTAAAACTTGGATTGTCGTAGCAGATGTAGCTGGAGTATTCTTTACGTATACATTTCCTGGACCGTATTGGTCAAAACCTTATAGCGCACCGGCTAGCAGCAGTGTTGGAAAATACACTGTAACATCATATAAAACATATTCTGCTGCAACAGCTGCTGCTAATAAGCTTATTATTATTGGAAAGTCAACTACGTATAAGCCTAGTCCAGGATCTGGATCAACTAACACTACAGGTAATACTGGAGTTGATGCAGATAAAGGAATGTCTGGAGATCAATGGAATCCTCCTCCGCATTTAAACACTAAAGGTGTACGGTTTACTGATGTATTAGAATCTCAAGCTGGTGGAAACATTGATTGGGTGACTGGTAAGCCTATGTCAGTTGCAACACTTGAGGCTTACAACAATAGTCAAATGGGACGTATGTATCAAGACACATATCTTTTGTCTGCAAAGAATCCAGAAAAGAAACTTTGGGGATTTAAGTTTATGTATAATCCTACAAGTATTTCCTACAGTACAAATACAGATACAAGTAATGACTGGACCCTTGGTAAAGCAGATCCATCTAATGCTCTTGGTGGTAATACTGCAGTGTCTTTTGAACTATACTTAAATAGAGTTATTGACGTTAAAGCTATAAACGCAGGCAAAGGTGGTAGTGGATATCCAGGAAAACCCCTTTCTCCTACAGCACTTAAAGGTATTAAAACTCGTGGTACTGAATATGATTTAGAATATTTGTACAGAGTTGTAAATGGGGATCCACAACCTAATCAAGCTCTTCTTGCGGATAAGGGTAAATCTTCTGATTTAGGTTTTATTACTGGAATGCCATTTTGGTTACATATTAATGATAACATGAGGTATTTTGGTTCTCTTGCTAGCTTATCAGTAAACCATGTAATCTTTACTGAGGATATGATTCCAGTGTTTACAACTGTAGACGTAACATTTATTCGTTACCCAGCAACAGCAACAACTGTAACAAATGCTCAAGCTAAGAAGCTTTTGAACGCTCAAGCTGGTGGAACTACAACTGCTGGAGGTCAGTAATGATAGAGCGCGTATCTAGATACTACACAGGACCATTAGCACAGACCCCAAATAAATATACAGGTATATATGAAATCTCTGTATTTAGAGAGTTTCCTACTACTCAATTGAATAACTTTGTTTCCTATATTTGGAAAGATGGGGACAGCTTAGGACAGATTGCAAACCAGTATTTAAACGATCCTAAATATTGGTGGGAGATTGCAGATATCAATCCAGACCTTAGTGATGTATTTAATATTGCTCCTGGAACAGTTATTAGGATTCCTAATGGCTAATATAAACCAACGAAGTAACTTTTTATGGGAGTCTACTGCTTCCATCTTTGAAAGTAGCTTTAGTGTGGTGTTCCCAAAATCTCCTAATTTAGATCTAATTCTTATATCATCTATCTTAGAACAAGATATCTATATGCATGAGCGTCTTGAGCTACAGTTTAAAGGAAGACCATTTAATAAAGAAGATGTAATTGTTAGTGGTGATCCGGTTACTTTTACCTACTCTTCTGGAAAGATTAAGTCTACTTTTAAGGGATATGTATCTTATATAGACCAGGCAAACAAGATGTCCGGCTCAAATACCACAGTAGTTTGTGTTGGCGCATCTTATGTTCTTAAGAATACTGACCAAAAGATTTATACAAAAATGACTGCCGATCAAGTAATTAATAAGATAGCTGCCAAACATGGGTTCTCTTGCACTACCCAAAAACACCCAAGACTGCGTGATGCGGTAGTTCAATCTGGTCAGACTGACTGGCAGGTTTGTACAAGCTTGGCTAAGCAAACAGGGTTTGCTCTTATTGTAGAGAACACCCATATTACTTTTGTTTCTAAAGATAAGATCTATAATGCTAAAAAAGCTAATGCCCCATACTATGTGTATGTAGACAACAACATTACAGGCATAGCTACACACCAAGATAGATACTCTGGAACAGCATTTTACTTTAAACCTATTATTGCTGATCTGTCTCCAGAATCTGGGGCAGTTGTTGACCGAGTATTTAATGGAACCTCAGCTAGTACGGGTTCAGCAATCAATGTGACTCATCCTTTAACTGGAGCTGTAAATACCAATACTGGATCTGTAATTCCAAGTAAGGAGTACTTTGAGTGACTACTTTTTCTAATAATCCTAAAAAAGCAACCTTTAAAACACATCACACGCATGAGGTAGTTAGAACAATTGCTGACTCTAAGCAATTAGCGTTGGATCATTCAAATGCTAATCGCTATCGTCATAGAGCCCAGGTTACAATTATTGGTACTGCAGACTTAAGAATTTACGATCCTATTTATTTAGATGGCTTGCCGAATGGTATGTCCGGTTATTGGACAGTACTTTCTATTAAGCATATATTTGGTGGACGTCCAGGCAACTACATGATGGACCTTGAGGTAGGCACTGATGTTATTGGGGCTACTTCACCAACAGCTGGTAATAATCCAGTTATTAGGGATGTACAAGCTGAGATAGCAAACCAGTCTTTAACTGTACCTGGTTCTGTTTTATTAGATCAGTCTCCTAATATTAACGCCTCTTCATTAACACCTTCATATGGAGCCGTGCCGTCAACACCACAAGTTGTACCAGCAGCCTCAACAGCTCCTGACCCATATGCTGGTGTATACTCTGGAAGTGCTCCTAATTTTTCACAAGTAAAACAACCAGTTAAATGGGTTGCAAATAGTAAAGGGACGGTGATTCTATAATGCATGATAGCGAGTATGGCCTTGATCCTCAAGGACGGCAGAGATACTATGGAATCTATGCTGCTACAGTATTAGATGTTAATGATCCAAAGAAGAAAAGCAGAATTAAAGTACGAGTAGACCAACCTAATGGCAGTGCTATAGGAGACTACTGGGCTGAGGCTTGCCTACCTATTACTAGTAATGCAAACCATCCCGATCATTTAGAACATACTGCAGCTCAGGTTGCTGCTTTATTAACAACAGGTGCAGCAAGTATTGATTCTCATACCCATACTGTTCAAGCGGCGGGGTCTGGAACTTTGAATCATCCTCATAAAACAGTAGCTAACACTACTGAAAAATGGAATGACTCTCAAGAGACAAATACAACGGATGAGCATACACCTCACAGAATCATTGCAAGAAAAAACCAGCATGTTTGGGTTATGTTTGAAGCGGGGCTCACTGAATACCCAGTATGGATAGGAGTAAAACCATGAGTGCTGCAATTAACTACCCATTCACCCTAAATTTCTTTGGGGTAATAGATACATCTACAGACCCAGCAAAGATCTATGAGGATAGAGTTCTTACCCTTTTATCTACAAATATAGGTCAGCGCCCTATGCTACCTAACTACGGTACTAATCTAGGCGCTGCTTTGTTTGAAAATGAGAACGACTTGACCATTGCTATAGACCAGACAATTAGGACAGCTGTAGCAAATTGGGTACCAGAAGTCTCTATAGATTCTATAATTATTGGTACAATTGACCCATATACTGGGGAGGCACCAGTTGAGATCAACCTGATCTTACCTGATAGCCTTCTAACCACTATTAGTACTACCACTGCAATTATAAACTACGACGGGACTGTGACAAAAGCATGAGCCAGATAGACTACACATCAAGGGACTTTACAGCCCTGCGTACTGACCTGATTCAGCTTATCAACAACCGTACAAACCTTAACTGGGACCCTACAGATTACAACGACCTAGGCAACGTATTGGTAGAGTCTTTTGCTTACATGGGAGACATTATGTCTCACTATATTGATAGAGCTGCTAATGAAACTACTGTAGATACAGCTATCAAGCGCGAAACACTTCTTGGCTTTGCAAATCTTTATGGATATAAGCCTTCCGGCCCTACCCCATCTACTGTAGATCTTGTATTTACTAATACTAGTGATGTAACGGTAGATATTCCTGTAGGAACGCAAGTACTAGCACCTCTTAGCTATGGACCATTTTCAGAAGCATACTTTGAAGTAACTTCAGGTGCAGTGGGAGTTATTCCTGGTCAATCTATTACTCTTCCTGCCGAAGAGGGTAAAACTGTTAATACTGATCGTCCTGACCTTATTGATGCCGTATACAACAAACCACTTCCAGCTAACATTGGTTTATCTACTGGACTTGCTAGTCAAAGTATTCCTATTCCTTTTGATACTAATATCTTAGATAATTCTATTATTGCGTATGTTGGGCAAGGCTCTGCGTTTGCTCCGTGGAAGTATGTAGATAACCTACTCGAACAGACACCAGACGCTCTTGTATTTACTACTGTACAGAATACAGATGGAACTTTAAATCTTGTATTTGGAGATGGAATTACAGGTGCTATTCCACCAGCTAACCAGCTAATTAGTGCAATCTATAAAACAAGCGTTGGTGCTTCTGGAAACGTCATTACAAACGCTGTAAAGGAAGTTACCTTTATTCCAGGAAATATTGTTCCTGAAGCAAAGAGCTATCTTACTGTAACTAACTCAGCACCAGCAGTTGGTGGAGCAGATGGTGATAATAGTTCTCAGCTACAAGCAAAGATTAAAGCAGCGATTGCAACTCGTCGTCGTGCTGTAACCCTTGCTGATTACGAAAACTTAACTCTTATGGTTCCACGTGTTGGTAGAGCAAAAGCATCTGCAGCATATTCTTCATCTATTAATCTATATGTACAATCACAAAATGACTTAAGTACTTTGACTCCTGGTATTGCATTAAATCAACAGATTATTAGTTCGGTGGCTGCATCTACCCCTACCTCAGGATCTGCTACCTATACTACATCTGTAGATCATGGGTATGTTATTAATGACATTGTTACTATTGCTGGAATTACACCTACGGGGTACAATGCACAAAAAGTATTAATAACAGGAGTACCAACTACAAGTAGCTTTACCATAGCAAATGCTACAACTGCTTCTGTAAGTAGCGTAGCCGGAGCTACAGTAGTAAATCCTAAACCATTTAGTTCTTGGAACTCGCTTTCCTCAACAGTTCAAGCATATTTAGCAGATAAAGTACCTGTTGGAACTACAATTACTATTCAACCACCAGACTACACACCAATTTATTTAGGGATTACTATCAATATTGATGCGGCCAATAGCCAATCAGATATTGTTAAAAAAACCTATGCTGCTTTAATTGGGACCTCTGGTATTTTTGCTTATGATAAAAATAGCTTTGGACGTACTGTGTATGTTTCTCAAATTATTAGCGCAATTCAGGGCATAGAAGGAGTTACCGGAGTTACTATTGGCCACTTAAACGTGGATAACAATGGAGGTTCTGGAAATCTAGCGTTTGCTGCAAATCAGATTCCATATTTGACTGCAGCTAACCTTGGCATTACTGTAAGTGGGGGAATTATCTCATGAACAACCTAAATAGAAAGACAGGTAAGTAAATGTCCGCAGCTACATTCCCTCTACACGTTCGCTCATTTAGTCCCAAGGTAGACCTTGTTGACTATATTCTAGCTGACCATATTAACTCTCTTCAAAATGAAGTAGTAGCAATTGAGTCTACGCTGGGCGATAATGATGGTGTTAGAACCTCTGATTACTCCCCATCACGTCAATTTGTTAGGACTACAAATTGGACTACTCTTACTGCCCGCCTACTTAATCTTGAAGCAGGGCTTATAAATGGAGTTGCTAACTCTCCGTATGTTCAAGTAACAGGTGGATCATCTATCCAACCAGCAACTGGAGTATTAGGACTTACATTACAACGTACCTCAAGTGATACAACTAATTTGCTTGAAGCACGACCTAATTCTGGAACACCACTTAACTTTAATCTAGACTATAATGGTATTCCTAAGGTAGGAACAGCAAACGTTCTTTATGTAGGAAGCTCAGACTATAACAATCTAGTAAGCGGTATTGCGGCAGCAGTAACAACAATACATCCATTTTTACTCGGAGGGTTGTAAAAATAAACCATGGCAACATATTCGGCGGGGATATACGGGCTACCACTTTACGGTGAGCAGCCTGATATTGTATATTATGATTCCAATATTAAAGCATGGTCTTATGACTATAACATTACCTATATATCATGGAATCGCGCTGTTAAAAACCCTACAGATCCGGATATTACCTATTGGAAGGTAGTAAAAAGTGTTTCTGGTGCCCCAGATGATCCAGGTGATGGAGTAGTTGTAACCTCAGGTACTTATGCAAACTTTGCTACTTCGTTTACTGATATAAATACATACGATGAAAGCACTGAAGTTAACTACTCTCTTTGGGTATTTAATAATGAAGCTTGGATTTTTTGTGGATCTGCTACAACCGTAGTAATTGCAAATGATGGATCTTTAACAAGAGTACTTAAATGGATTCCTAGAGCCTGGGCTAACTCTATTTATGGATTAGGAGATGCTACTGGTGAGCCAATAGCTTTTTATGAAGATGGGCAACATGATTTTGTAAACTTTATGTCTGCGATTGTATTTGAACACGACCGTTTTCGTGGAGAAACAACAGTATTGTCTGATATTTCCAGTGTTACATTAGCCTCTACTAAGCTGCTGCGTTATAAAGTAACTGAGCTTGGGTTTAACTATGAACCTACTTTAGGCGATAACTACCATAGATCTTTATACAATTCTGGGAATCTAATTAATGCCGATAAGGGAACAACTAAGGCTTTATCTTCTTATATAACTGCCCTAACTCATTGGCAAAATGAAGTCTATATTGGTCACAATATAATGCTTAGCTATAATGACTCTTCATTTGAAGAGACTATTGGTAACTGGACTAATTCTTTAGTGCAATACACATATGCTAACTACGCTGGTCTTGGTGCAGTTGGGTTTACTATTACTCCACCTGTTCCACATCTAGTTGATAGTGTGTATCCTCCTCGTGCTTTAGGGTTTGCTGCGTTATCTACTGCGGCTACAACACCTGTAACGTTGGTTCTTCCAGCTTCTGGTACAACTACTGATACTGCTATTCCTGTTAAACCAAATACATACTACCTATTTAGCGGATGGGTACAACAACTAGATTCTACCGCTGCAACTGTATCAGCAAAAATTATTTGGTATGACGCTTTAGGAAACACTATTGGTACAACAGCCAATACTTCTCTAACTACTGCTTCTGCTTCTTGGAAAGAATTTCTTTCTCAATGCGGTTCAGGTAGAAGTGGGGTTATTTCCCCAGCTAAAGCTGTATATGCAGGGTTGTCTATTACTTTAACTCCAGCAGCTGCTACTGCAAGCCGTTATATTTTTGATATGTTTATGCTATCTGATCCTGCTAGTAGCTATGAGTATCAAGATGCACGACGTATTAACATTTTTGTTAGTGGTGAGGCTGAAAATTACGTAATTAACCCATCATTTGAAGAAGGCGTTACTCTTTGGATCGCTTCTCCTAATGGATCATTTGCTCAAGATCCAACTGTTTCTCCAAGTTCTTTAGTATGGCCAACACATGGTGCGCCATATGATCCAGGCGCTTTACCAGGGCACGTAGGAGAATTAACCACATTTTCATATGATGGTACGTCTTATAACACTTCTTGGATTACATCAGATTGGATTCCTGTTGATCCTGGTCAGAACTATACATTTAGTGGCTATGCTTCTAGTGATGATACTATTACAGACATTGTTGCTCGTATTGAATTTTCTAATAAAATTTCAGTAGACCAGCAAGACCATATTTTTACTGATGCTGATGGTAACTACTTTGATCCATCTGTTTATTATGTAGATTCAGACCCTGTACATATTGCAGGAACATTTTATACTGACCCTCTTTCTGGTGAGCCTACAATTTTGCCAATTAAAAGCCGTTTTTCAGTTACTGCTATTGTTCCACAAGCCACTAGAGATTCTGGACAACCACTAGCTAAGCTATCTATTTATCTACCAAGTCTTCCTGATAATCCAGTGCCAGGCATGAACAGAACGATGTGGTTTGATGGCCTACTATTACAGGATTCAGTGCAAGCTAACCCTTATTTTGATGGAAGCGGAGCACCACTACCTGATGATCCTATAGTGGACCCGTTCTATTCGTCAAATGATACGTCATGGGAAATTAAGAACCGTATTAACTTTATTGACAATTGTTCATTTGAAACTGACACAGCAGGGTGGACAAGTTCTGCAACTATGTCTATAGTTTCAGATCCAAGCAATTTTCCATACAACTTTGCTGGTGAGCGCATTATTAATAATGATGGAACATATGGAGATATTGTTCGTGACCCAGTAACTCATAATCCTGCTTTATTTTACTTTCCACCAAAGTATGGAACTAAAAATCTTATAGTTCAGTATGCCCCTAACTTTATTGTTGCCGGTACCCCTATAACTCATTTTGGGGTAACAGAGCTAGAAAACCCTGGTGCAGAAGGAATTACTTCTTATATTGAAACTACAGTTTATTTGCCTGCAGCAGCGCTAGGTGGAGAAGATGTAACTGTTTCTATGTTTGTTCGTGGTTCTGAAGGAGTATACACACTTTCTGGGTATAACGGAACCTACTCAACTACAAACGATATATTTTCTAAGTCTATTGCTGTAGTACAGCATGATCAATATCAATGGATTCGTATTCAAACTATTCGTCAGTTATTGCCAGGTGAAACATCCTTCAAAGTAAGACTTCAACATGTAAGCTCTGATCCATATGTGATTCCTGGTAAGATTCCACAGTCTGGATGGTTTATTGTAGATGGTGCGCAGGCAGAGTATGGTCGTATAGCCTCTGCATTTATTGATCCTAACGTAGATGCTATCTCTATGCCAAATCCTTTGCATACAAGTGGAAATATTTACCTAACTAGGGCGCAAAGTCAACAGGGCGGCAAGAGTAACTATATGTACCACTGGTCTACTAAGAGTACACGTATTAAAGAGACATTATCTCTGGTTCTTCCTTACGATAGTACGTGGTCTCTACAACGTGGTATTCTACTTGAAGAATTTGCTGGCGAGCTTACTTCTTCATTAATTCCTTCTGCATCATTCGAACGTGATTTAGGTCTTTGGCAAGGTGTTAACTCTACTCTTATTAGAAAATACGCACAGGGTACACTTTTTAATGATACTGTTGTTCATGGATCAGCTTATTGTAAGGTAAGTACATCCAGAATAATTTCAGATTCTTCTTACACCTTTGGAATTAAAACTGGACTAGTTCCCGTTCTTTCTAACCATGGTTATTACAGCTCTGTTGCAGTTAAACCTATCAATGGAGTTGCAAGTGGTACCTATACTTTACGTGTAGATTTTTATGGTTCAAACGCACCTGATGTACTTGCTGCAACTGGAAGCCTTCCTACTCCAATTCCTGCTTTACAAAGATATGCGGCAAACACTGCATCTATAACCTCTAATATTGCTTCATTAGAAATTGGATTAAATCAACTAGCTATTGGTGCAGCTATTACTGTAGAGGGACTACCTTCTCCTTACAATGGTGTTGGTCTTAATATTCTTAGCAATAGTGGTGGTGTTATAACATACGCAGTTGCTACAACACCTGATAGAGCTAGTGAACCAGTATCTGGAACTGTATTATCTGACTACACAGACGCTATTCGTTCTACATCAGCAGTTATTACTCGAACAGATCGTTGGGGATATCTTGGAGTAGTAAACCCTGCATCTACAACAATCGGTGCAGCATATGCGGTTCTAACTGTTACCTGTGATCCAGGTACTACCTATAACTCTGCGCAATCCTTCGGAATTGACAAAGCCGTTTTTAGAGAGTAGAATGGCAAGTATGGGCATAATACTTATAGCGTCACTAGCAACTGCATTTATACTAACAGCCGTAGATAGCCTCCTCATTCCATTAGGAAAATGGCGGGGGTTACTTGCGTTTGTGTTGGCAACCTTAGCACTTATAAATCTAGAAGTCAAATGGTTGTACTTGCTGGTCTATGCCTGTGCTTCAACTTTTATAGGACTTACTGTTTCTCTTCTTGTAGACCAAATTTTTGCGGGTGCTACGCGTAGAGATATTCAGGATTTGCCAAGAAGGGTTGACATACGCTAATATAGAACTAGAGGGGGGTTTTATGTTAAAACCAATTGTTAATCCAGGTCTATCATTACGTGCAAGATCACTGTTCTATTATTTCCTTGAAAAGGGAAGACTCATGTCCGCAGATGAGCTGTGGGCAAGTAAAGAATTTCCCGAGGGCAGAGATGCCCTTGTTAACGCCTTGAATGAGCTAAAAACCTTCAAGTACGTTCGTGCTGTCCGCACAAATGTCAATGGTCGCTGGGTCCACCAGCTCAAATTTACCGAGCAGGCAGTCAACATGCTATCAGAAGCCGGGGTAAATACCGCGCCCTGGAAATCAGGGCATATGTATGTCTATAGAGATACCTCTATCAATACTAGTACTAGTACTAGTGACTTAACAGTTAGTAGCAAGCATATAGATACAGTTACTAACGTAACTGTATCTATACCCGAGCAAGCTCGGGAAGAAGGAGAAGCAATGGCATGGAATCTTGATGGAGAAGAAGAGGCTCCTAAGAAGCGTGGGTTTACTGAGGACGCAGATGCTGGCGCCGTCGGCAAACTTGAAGATCGTCAGAAAAAGCTTAACGCTAAGTACAAGCGCCAGACTAAGTCAGAGCATGCTGGACGCAATCGCAAAGAGATTCCAGAAGAAAACTGGACTACCACAGATCTCATTGCAGAGTTCTACGCTATGGTTGACGATAAAGCTTCAGGGGTGCCCGGCCAAGTTAACCAGGTTCGTATGGCTGGTTGGATTAACAAGCAGGTCAGTCTTGGTACAGAACGCGTAGTTATCCTAGCAGCAATGCGCATGTTCTTTGCAGATCCACGCATGCTAAACGATTTAGGAATCGGTAAGCCGCTTTATCAGCGGTTCTTCGGTTACTACCTAACAGTTCACGGGGTTGTTACCAAGAAGCCAGTTGTTTACGAAGATGAAGATTTCCTAGCACACCAAGAGAAGATGTTAAAACTACTGAGAGGCGAGTAATGTACGATATCAAAAGCTTACAGCCTAGCCGTAGAGCGCAGATCATGAACGCTGGTCTTCCAATGAAAACTGTCGGAATGGAGTTCTCAGATCTTGACCCATCACCAGCTTTGGAGATTGTCAAGGGTTGGGTAAAGAAAGTCATAGATGGCGATGTTATCCAAGCGGTTGGAAAGCCTTCCTGCGGGGTTGGATTACTGCTGGTGGGTACTCCAGGTCAAGGTAAGACTACAATGGCTTCTACGGCCCTCCAGAGCCTGATTAGGGGTATCCCAGCGGATGCCACAGGTGTACTGCCACGGCATCTTGGACGGTTCATGGATTATCCCAAATATTTGCGTCTTCAGCAGAAGAAATGGGATGAGGAAAACGATGATGTCCACGATATCGGCTTTAGATTGGACAGCATACGGGGTGACCTTGGTACTATAGATAACACACAGGTATTTATCCTAGATGATCTGGGCAAAGAGTATAGAACATCGTCAGGCTGGTCAGAGAACCAGTTTGATGCGTTATTGCGATCTCGTTTCAATGCGGGGTTGCCAACTATTGTTACAACAAATGTACCAAAACAAGATTGGGGCAAGGTTTACGGGGAACCCATGGGTAGTTTCGTGAACGAAGCCTTTATTCCAGTTGTAGTATCGTCTAGTGAAGGGGACCGTCGAGGATAATGAAAGAGAAAACAATGACTTGGCAAACAACGCAGCTATTTCTTTCTGCAAATGGGGTCCACGAAGTTGAGATCAATCTAGATACTCAAAAGCTTCGTTGTACCTGCGATGGCGCAAGCATGCGCGGAGCATGTAAGCACACTGCGTTTGTCAATAAGCGCATGGATCTTAACGGTGGAATTTATCCTGTTGAGGTTTCTAAATCTGCTGACTTAGATATGGCTTCTGCCTTAAGTCTAGATCCCAAAGCTTTTAGAAACTTTTTGGTCAAGTACGGCAAGATCGAAGCTTTGTAAATATGCGCGGGGGCGATATTTCAAATGAAGTCCCTCCTCGCATTCTAGTAGCTTTAGATTGCATTTTAAAGAGGGAGACAGTAGTAACTAAGGTTTTGGGAATTGGGGTCCCTAAAACTCAAACTACCTATAGCCGGTTATCCCTTGCTATGTTTTGGAGATTTGCTGAAAAGTTTGGGTATACGTTAGAGCTAGTCGGCTTTGGTATTTCTCAGACAGAAATGGATAACATCCTTGAGGACTTGCATAATCTTGGTACAAACCCTTTTAGCTATGCCACTTCTTATTATGTGGTGGCTGATCTTGTAGCGGAATTACCTTACAGGCCAGAAGTAAGAAATGTAATTGATGTACCCGATCGTGCATTACGGTATGGGCATTGGTATTTAGATGTGGAGGCGCTAAACAATGGCAGCAGATAACGAAGAACGGTTAATATCTCGTGCTATTAGAACTCGAGAATTGACTCCTGCCCTTGAAGCAGGCGTTAACGAGGACTGGTTCTACGTAGATGAGAACCGTGCAATGTGGAAGTTTATACTAGGACATTGGACTAAATATAAAGAAGTACCTAGTGCGGTTACGGTCAAGGATAACTTTCCTATGTATCGTTTACTTGCAGTTGAAGATTCTATTGAGTATTTGATTGACCAGCTAGCTGAGTACCGTCGTAGACAAAAAGCTATTGAGGTTGTTCAAGTAGCTGCTGAGTATATTGCAGAGGGTCAACATGATGAGGCTATTGCTGAGATGGGGCGCGGCTTGTCCGCAATCCATGATGAGGCGCGTACAGAGTCCGAGGATGAAAACCTTAGCAAAGATGCGTTAGCTCGTTACGATGAGTACCTTGCGATCAAGACTCGTCCTAACGGTTTGCTTGGTATCTCAACTGGTTTTAAAACCATTGATGATATCACCGCTGGAGTTATGAAGCAACAGCTTTGGACAATCATTGCCCCTCCTAAGACTGGTAAGTCAGTTCTTGCTATGCAGATGGCTATTCGTGCACAGGATGAAAATCTAAAAGTATTGTTTCAATCATTTGAAATGACAGCACGTGAAATGAAGACTCGTTATGATGCTATGCGTGCACACATTTCACATGCTCGTCATATTCGTGGTGCTTTGCATCTAGATGAAGAGAAGCGTTTACTATCTCATCTTAACACTGAGCGCACGGATTTTATTATGCCAGACGCTATCTCTTCCCGTACAGTTTCAGGGTTGTCAGCAAAGATTGAAAAGTTTGAGCCGGATATTGTATTTGTAGATGGTGTCTATCTTATGCATGATGAGGCAACCGGTGAGACAGAAACAGAGCGTGCATTAAGAAGCCTTACTCGTAGCTTAAAGCGTACCGCGCAGCGTTATGACTTACCCGTAGTAGTTAGTACTCAGTCTCTACGCTCTAAAATGCGTGGGGGAAAAGTAACTTCTGATTCTATTGGTTACACATCCTCTTTTGCTCAAGACTCAGACATGATCCTTGCCTTGCAGAGACAAGATGAAGAGGATGATAGTTCCCGTCAATTATCTATCGTAGAAAGCCGTATCTCCGGCAAGGGAAGCACAGATTTACTATGGGATTGGGAGGAAGGCCGCTTTGAAGAATATGGAACCTTTGGTACAACTCTCGCCTTTTGATGGTACTCAGCTATGTGTAGATTCAGATCCAGAGATTTTCTTTCCTGAAGACTACACATACAAAAATAGAGAAGTTATTGATGAGGCTAAAAGTATCTGCGGTGATTGTTGGATGCAAAAGGCTTGTTTAGATTACTCTATGCAAGATCCTGACCTAGAAGGTATCTGGGGAGGCACAACACCACTAGAAAGAAAGCGGTTAAGAAAATTAAGCCTATCCACGAAGTAAAGCCAGATTACACCCAGGCTATGGATATTCGCGGGGACATTCCTACACTGGTGTGTCCATGCGGATGTTATGTCTGGCGCCTTATGGTAAGTTTTGATGAAGAAGGCAGCATTGCTGCATATTTTGAAACAATGGAATGCATTGAGTGCGGAACTATAGCTTCAGCGCCAATGCCAGGAGTTAACATAGCACTGGAGGACTAATGTATCGTGAGGGCGATGTAGAGAGCGCATTGCTTCGTCTTGGTATTGAAGTAGACCAAAGACGGGATGAGCTAACTGGGTTGTGTCCTATGCACCTAGAGCGCACCGGCAAACCAGACTCAAATCCTTCTTGGTCTATCAATACCGAGACAGGCGTGCACCACTGTTTTTCATGTGGATATAAAGGCACGCTTCTTACATTGGTTGCTGAAGTTAAGGACTTCAACACTCAATGGGATCGTCTTGATTTTGACGCTGCAAAGGAATGGCTTCGTAGCAATATTGAGATTAACTTTGAGTTATTAGCAAAGCAGCTTAATGAGGCAAAAGAGTCCTACGTTCCCGTACAGCGTCTTTTAGAAATGAGTGAGGCTAGATTAGCAGTATTTGAATCTATCCCCCCACAGTGGGCTCTGGAGGCTCGTAACCTTACGGTAGAGGGCTGTGTAATGCATGGAGTTAAGTGGGATATTCGTCAGAAGGCGTGGATTACTCCCATCAGAAATCCAGAGAATAACTCTTTACTTGGTTGGCAAGAAAAGGGTCAGACTAATCGTTACTTTAGAAACCGTCCCGCTGGTGTAGAGAAGTCAAAGACTTTGTTTGGCTTAGATGTATGGAAGGGCGGCTCTATGATTATAGTGGAGTCTCCGTTAGACGTCGTACGTCTATCATCATTGGGAGTAGAAGGCGGCGTGTCAACGTTCGGTGCTTCAGTAAGCGATGTCCAACGTAACCTTATGAGAACAGCTGAAAAGTTGATTATTGCTTTCGATAATGCTAGAATAGATAATGCGGGGTTAAAAGCTTCACAGGATATGTTAGCGTACGGTCGAGCCAAAGGTTTAGAATGTTACTTCTTTAACTATGGGGATAGCGAGTACAAAGATATCGGAGATATGCCAGAGCATGAGATTCGAGAAGGAGTCTTAAAAGCTAAGCATTCAGTGTTTGGAGAGAGGGCATTTAAATGATTATTGGTCTATCAGGATACGCACAGTCCGGTAAAGATACCGTTGCTGAGTACTTAGTAAATGAGCGTGGATTTGAACGGGTTGCTTTTGCTGACCCTATTAGAGAATTCTTATTAGAATTAAACCCTATCCTAGAAAATGGGATTCATTTAACTTCTGTTGTAGATGAGTTTAACTGGGAAATAGCTAAAAAGAAACCTGAAGTTCGTCGCCTTTTACAGGCTACAGGCGTTGCTGCTCGTAAGCACATTGATGAAGACCTTTGGGTCATTGCTGCACTTCGTAAAATGAATGAGGTAGGCAAGCAGTATGTTATCACTGATGTTCGTTTCCAAAATGAAGCAGTAATGATTAAACAATCCGGGGGACATATTTGGCGTGTTGAGCGTCAAGGCATAGGCCCAGTTAATGAGCATGTCTCAGAACATGACCTAGATAACTGGGAGTTTGATTCCTATATCCATAATAACTCCACTATAGAAGATTTAAAGTTTGCAGTAAAGACTACGTTAATGGCTAGTGTTTAATGTTTACAGGAACACTTTTACCATATCAGGTTGAGGCCGTAGAGGCTATGGTAGCCCGCAAGAAGATGCTTGTGGCCTACGACCTTGGCCTGGGTAAAACTGTTCTTACTATTGCTGCTATTGAGCAGTTAAAAGACCTTGAAGAAATCAAAGAACCTGGTATCGTAATCTGCCTATCCTCATTGAAATATCAGTGGGCTGAACAGATTAAGAGGTTTACTGATGGATCCGCATTCCCTATGGTTATTGATGGAACAAAGAAACAAAGAGAAGAACAATATATTGAGGCTCTCGATTGGGGACACTCCCAAGTTGACTACGTTATTATCAACTATGAGCAAGCTGTTAATGACTGGGAATGGGTATCAAAACTCTCCCGTGGATTCGTCATCTGTGACGAAGCCACAGCTATAAAATCTTTTCGTTCTAAACGTTCTAAGCATGTTAAAGATTTAAAGAGTGACGTAAAGTTTGCTCTAACTGGCACTCCTATTGAGAATGGTAAACCCGAAGAGCTATACAGCATTATGCAGTTTGTAGATGGTAAGGTCCTTGGTCGCTTTGACTTATTTGATAAAACTTTTATCGTTCGTAATCAATTTGGCGGGGTAGAGCGTTACCGTAATCTATCTACATTAACTAAGACAATGGCTACTGCATCAGTACGTAAGCGCCAACAAGATCCGGATGTAGCCCCTTATCTACCAGATACTATCTTTGCTGAGCCTATTCTAATAGAGTTTGATAGTGCTGGCGCTAAGCTTTATAACCAAGTAGCTAGAGAGCTTTTGGGTGATTTAGATGAGGCTGTAGACTCCTATGGTTCTTCTTTTGACCTGTTCTCTCATTACACCGGAGAAAGTAGTGGCGATGGTATGGACGCCCTTAAAGGTAAAGTTATGTCAAAGCTAACTGCTTTACGTATGCTGTCAGACCATCCAGAATTGCTTATGCATTCCACCACTAGCTCCGGATATGTTGGTGAGTTAGAAGAGCGTGGTCTATTGGAAAAGCTTTCTAAACACCCTAAATTATCTGCCCTTAAAACTTACGTAGATGAGTTTTTAGATCAAAACGATGAGAACAAAGTTGTTATCTTTACCAGCTATGTACATATGGTTTGGTTGATCATGGAACATCTAGGCTATATGTCAGCAAAGTACACAGGAGAAATGGATGCAAAACAAAAAGAAGAATCGAAGGTTTGGTTCCAAACCGATCCAGATTGTCGCATACTTGTTTCTAGTGATGCCGGTGGCTATGGCGTGGATCTGCCTCAGGCTAACCTACTTATTAATTACGATCTTCCGTGGAATGCTGGACTGGCTCTCCAACGTAATGGCAGAATTCGTAGAGCATCTTCGACGTGGCCTTCTATAGTCATTCAGGACTTTATAATGGAGGGTTCCATTGAAGAGCGCCAGCATGCTATGTTGGTACAAAAGATGTCCGTAGCCAATGCCATCATTGATGGTGAAGGTATCAACGACGCAGGTGGAGTTAATCTAACTGTGGGCACACTTAGGGCTTTTTTAGAGAACGTTTCGGTCTAGACTTATGTCACTATGCCAAACGCACCTAAAACCCCAACACGTACTATCCGTGTGTCTAATGAGCTATGGGCAGCCGTTAAGGACAAAGCAGCTATCGAAGAACGTACAGTAACTGACGTTATCATCGAGGCTTTAAAAGCCTATATTAAGGATTTGCATTCTCCTGAGTTATAGTCTATAATAGGTTATAGGGGGTAAGAGATGCCAAAAGTAATTACAAGAGAAGCACCTAAGACTGAAGATCCGTTCCTTGTCAAAGTGCGGGAATTTCTTGGGCTACGCAATCGTGTAGACGATCTAACTGCACAACGTGATCTGCTTAAAGCAGAGCTATCAGACATAGTAGATACAGACGGTGAGCCTGATGAAAAAGGAAGCTTGTACATTCAGCTCCCAGAAGAAATTGATGGGTATACAGCCCTAAAACGCCAGCGCAAGGTTTCACAATACCTTGATTCAGAAACCGCTGAGAAACTCCTTAAAGATAAAGGTCTATTTGACCGTTGCTATGTAATGGAGCCTGTACTTAAAGAAGACGAAGTTATGGCATGTCTTTACGACGGGTTGCTAAGCGAAGAGGAAATTGATATAATGTTTCCTAAGAAGGTTACTTTTGCATTTATACCTGTAAAGGCGTAACATGGAGGATAAGGTCGAGGACTTCTTTGGAAGTTTAGATGATTATTATCCTGGGTCTAAAAGGAAGCGCCGTCCTATAGATCCTATAGTTGCGGATAAGAAGAAGAAAAAGGCGGAAGAAGGTTCCTGGGATGCAAATCCACAGGTAAAAGCCTTACCTAATGGTAAGACAGTAGAACTGTTTAGTGCAGGGTCATTGTGCCAAGCATTAGGCAGACCGATAGTAACTCTACGGCTTTGGGAACGAAAAGGTTATATACCACGTGCACCCTATCGCCTAAGGTCAATGATTGTAGACGGAGTAAAGAAGCCAGGTTGGCGTATGTACTCCAGAGCAATGATCGAGTCAGCTATCAAAAGTTTCGAGTCTAGGAAGCTCATAGATGCTCCCAGGATTGATTGGAATCGTTATCCGGAACTATCATTTGAACTAATGGAGAACTGGAAGACAATTCACGATCAGGAAACTGCGTAATCAACCTAGCGTAAAAGCTCACCCGAGCTTAGCTATCAACTAACAACCGAAAGGAGCGCCATGAGCGCCTCATCACTAAAGATCAAAAAAGAAGTACCTAACGTAGATTCTTACGGCTCAGATGAAGTAGAAGAAGAACTCTTCGAAGCAGAAGACGAGAATGAAACACCTGTTCGTTCGTCCTCTGTACAAAAAGGTTGGGCAGCAGCAAAGAAGGTAGCAAGCTCTCAATCAAAGACATTCGCAACAGACTTCAAGTTTGATGAAGATGTCCAACTAATTAAGTTTATTACAGATGAACCACTTGCTTTTATGCAACACTGGGTTAACCGTCCAGGTAAAAAGTCGTTTATCAGCACCGGTGAGAACGATCCACTAATTAAGGCAGGAAGTGTTCCTTCCCCTAAGTTTGCTTTCACCGTACTTAACATCTCAGATGAAAATCCTGAGGTACAACTAATGACTGTCGGGGTACGCCTATGCGGTCAGCTTGAGAAGCTTGCTTCAAATCCGAAGACAGGTCCTCTTAATCGTGCTGATCTTTATTGGGCAGTAAGCAAGTCTGGTCAAGGCACCAAGACTTCTTACTCCGTTGTTCCTGTAAAGGAACGCGATCTCGCTGAGGAATGGGAACTTGATCCCGTTGCTGTTGCTGAGTTAGTCAAGTCCGCTAAGCCGCTTGGAACTGAAGCTCTCCAGACTTCCACGCAAGCTGAGTTGGCTGAGATTGCTCGTGAGTTTGCAGCTAGCAACTAAGTAACCATCGTTGTTGAGGGCCCGGTTTTGACCTCCTTTCTTCGGGCCCTCAGCATCAATCCTGAGGAGCGCAATGAATATTATTACAACTAGTGAGCAACTAGACGAGTTTGTCGCTGCCTACAATAAGGTAAGCGCTTTTGTCTACGATGTAGAAACAGTTGGTACACATCGTGGAGATCCGCGACAGAATTCTGTTATGTGGATTGCTTTTGCTACTGAGGGCCGCGTTGATGTTATCCCTATGGGGCACCCTAATGGTGAGTACATCCGCACTGATTTTCCATTGCTTCCATCTGCTCAAGACCGCATTATTAAAGGTCTTCCTATTCGTCCTTCTGATTACAGTAAAGATGAGCGCAAAGCTACAAAGATCTTTACTCCTGGGCCTGAACAACTTACACCTGGTGAAGTGTTCAAGGCTCTAAAGCCTTTATTTTTTAGTGACAAGGTAAAGATCGGACATAATCTAAAGTTCGACTTGCAGAGTGTTGCCAAGTATATTGGTGGCCTGCCAGCGCAGCCGTACGCTTGTACCTTAAATGCGGCGTTTATTATTAACAGCCAAAACCGTTTAGGTCTTGGTCTTGATGACTGCCTAGAGCGTGAATTTGGGTACAAGATGGTCAAAGGTGTTGGTAAAGAGGTTGAGGTATACAGCTTTGACGAAGTTGCTACCTATGCTGCTTTAGATGCTGAGTGGACTTGGAAACTTTGGCAGAAATATGAAAAGGACCTTGATCGTGATAATCTTGAGGGCTTGTTTCTTCTTGAGATGGACGTACTTGAGGTTATCTGTAATATGGAGCTTCATGGAGCAAACATTGATGTTAGCCAACTAACAAAGTTAAAAGCAGAGCTTGAAGTTCAGCTAGAGACAACTAAGGCTACTATTTACCGTTTAGCTGGTAAGGCATTTAATATTAACAGTATCCCAGAAAAGCAAAAACTTCTGTTTTTTAAAAAAGCAGAGGGTGGTCGTGGCTTACGACCTAAAGGCCGCAATGCTCTTACTCCTAAAGGTAAGGCTAAAGAAGAGCGCGGTGATGAGCTAGACATCTCAGATTATTCTGTTTCTGAGCCTGCTCTTAAAATATTTCAGGGTAAAGACGTATTTGTTGACGCCCTACTAAATTATGCAGATTTAAACAAGCTTCTTACTACGTATGTAATTCCATATCTTGGCGGGGATATTACCCGTACAACATCGGGCAAGTCTAAGATTGTTGCTAAGAAGAGTCTGCTAGTAAAGGGAAAGATCCATACTGACTTCATTCAGTATGGTGCTGAAACGGGTCGTTTTGCTTCACGCAACCCTAACCTTCAGAATATCCCTAACTCAAAGACTCAAAACGGTAAGGCGATCCGTAACCTCTTCGTTGCTCCGGAGGGCTATAAGATGATCGTGGCTGACTACTCGCAAATCGAGCCACGTGTTACCGCCTCCTTCAGCGGGGATCGCCTTATGTGCGAGGGTTATTTAAATGGGGAAGATGTCTACGTAACTATGGGTAAGCTCATGAATATTGATGACCGCCCTAAATGTAAGACACTATTCCTTGCTGTTATGTATGGTGTTGGTCCAGACAAGGTAGCTGCAGATATTGGCTGTAGTGTCTCCGAAGCTCGTGATTTGTTAGATGCATTTGCTGCTAAGTTTCCTACAGTTATGCGCTACAAGAAACAGATCATTACCGATGCTCGTCGCAGAGGGCCTGTTCCTTATGCTAAGACCTATCTAGGACGTCGCCGTTATTTACCTAACCTAAGGTCAGGTGTTATGTGGGAACGCGCCCAAGCCGAACGTCAGGCGTTTAACACGGTAATTCAGGGCTCCTCAGCAGATCTTATTAAGCTTGCTATGATTCGGGCACATAAGATGATTCCTGATAAGGCAAGCCTAATTCTTACAATTCATGATGAGCTTGTAACTGTTACTCCAGAAAACTTAGTTGAGGAAACAGAGGCAGCAATTCGTCAAGCGATGGAAGGTATCAACGCCCTAAGCATCCCACTACTAGCCGAAGTAAGCGTTGCAGATAGATGGGGAGATGCAAAGTAATGTTTAACAAGAAGAAGCGTAGAGATAGGGAACGTGCCATGAAAATGGTACAGGTACCTTTGCCAGTTCTAATTAGGCAAGTTATCTATGACTCCCTATTAGAGCCCGCTGAGTCTATTGCAGAGGCGCTAGGGCTCCCTCCCATTTCAGAAGAAGTATCTGAGATGGAAGAGCGTGCTAGTCAAGATCGTATTGAGGTGTTCTCTCATATACTTCCCTTTATAGATTCTCATGCAGACATCGCTTCTAAGATTGCTGCAGCCGCGTATATGTTTACAGATGAAGAAGATTTAGATAAGTTAGAAGGTATTGATATGGATGAGATGACTAAGCTATTTAGATTAGTCTCTTTATCAGCAACAATATCTTGTATATCAACTCTAACTAACTTAGGGTTAGTAAAAGTAACTGGAGGAAAACATGGCAAGTAATGACTGGTGGGCTAATAAGTTAGGCGGAAAGCCTAGCTCTTCAAGTCCTACACCTGCAGTAGGTCCTGCACCAAGTGTGCCGTATACCCCTCCTGCACAGCAACCTAACGTTCAGGTCAATTATGATCCTGACAATGATCAATTAGTATCTAAAGCTAGAACAGCCAGGATGAACGACCGTTGTCCTGAGTGTAATAGTGGTAACTATTTTGCTCCGCAAGGTACACAGCGCATGCGTTGTTATGATTGCGGATACCCAGTAATCCAGCAAGGTTCCGGTGCTGGTATGCCTGGTGGAAGTTCTTCCGGCCCTACTCAAGCAGCAAAGCAAGTAGGACAAGGCGGAGGATTTAACCCTGGAACAATCGTAGATAGGATCGGATAATGGCTATTAACGCAGAGGCTCTAAAAGTTGTAGCAAATATCAATAAAAAAGTAGGAGCTGGTACTGTGGTACTAGCTAGCCAAGTCCGTCTACCAGAGCGTATCACAACAGGCTCTCTAACCATGGATGTAGTCCTTGGTGGAGGATGGCCAATGAATCATTGGGTGGAGTTAGTTGGTGAGGCTTCTCACGGTAAGACTGCTATTGCTCTACGCACCATAGGTGCAAACCAACAAATCAATCCAGACTTCACAGCTGTCTGGATCGCTGCAGAGGCTTTTGACGCACAGTATGCAGCTCTATGCGGGGTTGATACAGACCGCGTTATCTTAGTAGAAACAAATAGTATGGAGGACGCATTCGATGCGGTTATTCAGTTCATGGAAAGTAAAGCTGTTGATATGGTCGTTGTTGATTCTCTTCCCGCTCTTGTACCTAGTGCGGAAGACGAAAAGCACATGGAAGAATTTACAGTGGGACGAGGAGCCCTTATAACAAATAAGTTTTTCCGTAAAGTAGCTTCTGCTACTAAGCGGGATCTAGTAGAGGCAGAGCGTCCTGTATTAGGTATTATGATCAATCAGTATCGTATGAAGATTGGCGTCATGCACGGCGATCCTCGTACAACCCCGGGAGGTCTTGGCAAAGACTATGCCTACAGCATTCGTTGCGAAGTAAAGCGCGATGATTGGCTCGAGGTAGGCACCGGACAGGAAAAGCGTCGCGTGGGGCAGACGATCCGTGTCCGTACTATAAAGAACAAGACCTTCCCTCCACAACAAACTGCTTACTTGGATTTCTACTTTGCCGATGGCGGTCCCATTGATGCTGGTAGTTATGACACAGGTAAAGAAATCGTAGCCTTGGCTATCCTCAATGATATTGTGGAGCGCCGTGGCGGTTGGATGTACTATAAAGATCGCAAGTGGCAAGGGGCTCAGGCTCTTATTGACTCTCTTCGTGAAGAGGTTGATCTAGCTGCAGAGATTAGTAAAGCAGTTATGGATACTTTACGGGCTAATCCAATACTGATGTTAAACGAGGCAGATAGTGAAGAGTGAGGGACAAAAACAATCCCTAAAGCATGAAAAGCGATTGGCTGCCCTAACGGGTGGCCAACGCAGTGCTGGCTCTGGGGCGTTTTGGTCTCGCAAGGGTGACGTCAGAAATGACCACTACCTCTTTGAGCATAAGTGGACTAGCAAGAAGTCTTTCAGTATCCAGTCTACTATCCTAGATAAGATCACTACCGAGGCCATCCTAGATAGTCGTGAGCCAGTGCTTGCTTTCCACCTAGATGGGCAAGACTACGTGATCATCCAGGAGCACCATTTTCATGAATTAACAGATGCGATGTACAATAAGGGAGTGGGGGGCCACAATGAACAAGGTGATTAATTGGTACTCCGTTACAGTGACGATCCCTCCTGGACTTGGCGATATGAGGCTAAGTGTCAAGGAGAAGACACAGAGCTTTTCTTTCCTCCAAGAGATAAAGCGCTTTACAAACCTATAGCTGATAGGGCTAAAGCAATTTGCTGGGGTAAAGATGGCAAGTCTCCTTGCCCGGTTAGACAAGAGTGTCTTAAAGAAGCTATAATAAATGATGAGCAACATGGAATATTTGGCGGTATGTCTCACAGAGAACGTAACGCTGTACAACGTAAGATCACTAAGCAAGGTATTACCTTAGACCAGTGGTTAGAGAAAGAGGGCAGAAAGTATGGGCAAACCTAAGACGATTGCCAGTAAAGATTTAAAAGCATTCTTAGAGGCTAACAAGCGTCCTTCAAGATTAATGGGCGCTATTGAACGCCATGTTATATCTAAGCCGTTTGATGAGCGTAATATGGCAGTAATCCACCCCTCAGATATTATTAAAGATGAGTGGTGTGCACTTGCACAATACCACGCACTACTAGGTGACTACGCAGAAGTAAGAGATAAGCCGGCATTACGCATGTCTTCTATTTTTGCTGAGGGTCATGTCATCCACGCTAAATGGCAGACTTGGTTGCAAGAAATGGGTGTGCTCTATGGTTATTGGAAGAAGGGCAACAAGAAGGTAGGACCACTTCTAGCTTCTGAAGTATCTAAAACACATGCCTATGCTGAGTTCCCATTAACAAGTGCTAAGCACATGATGGCTGGGCATACAGATGGCTGGGTTAAAGGTCTTGGAGATGACTTTCTAATTGAGATCAAGTCTATTGGTTCCGGAACTCTTCGGTACGAGGCCCCAGCTATTCTCGCACAAGCTGAAGGTGATATTGAGAAGGCTTGGAAGAACATCAAGATGCCGTTTCGTGCTCACCAACTTCAAGGACAGGTTTACTTACATCTTTGCCATTTGATGGTTGAAGAGGGTTTGCTTGAATCAGCACCCAAAGAGATTGTCTTTATCTATGAACTTAAAGCAAATCAAGACTATAAAGAATTTGTAATTCAGTACTCTCCTGAGTACACTGCAGAAATCTTTGAAAAGGCCAGAGATGTAGCTTGGGCTGTAGAGAACAAGCGACCACCTGTATGCAGTCATAATCCAGAGAAAGGATGTAAGCGCTGTGAGTCTTTCTATATCTGATAGGGCGGTAGATACTCTAAATAAATTAGGGTTTCCACTAACACCTAAACCTAAGTTTGATATCCCTAGCTTGCCTAGAGATATTACAGAGCTAGATGATGAAGGTCTTATGGACCTTTTCGTTCAATACACACAGTGGAGCGCCCATCTAGCTGGTGCTAAAGCTATTGCTGACATTAACGAGCGGGAGGCTGAAACTGCTCTTAAACAGGCTACCGATGCCGCTATGATGGCTAACTGGACTGGTGCTAAGGGCGCAGACCGTGTGTCAGTTGTAAAAGCTATCATTGGTTCTAGCCCTAACATTCAGTCGCTACAGCATGACTTAGATGTTAAGTATGCATTCCGTAAGCTCATAGAGACTCGTACAGAGAACATTGATAGAGACGGACAGCTTGTATCTCGTGAGCTTACCCGCCGCACATCAGACGGTGGCGGCATGCGTTCAAGGTCCCGAAGGTTTACAACATGAAACGTTTAAAACATCTATTTTGTTTTAACTACTTATGGGAAGTCATTGATCCTAAATGGTCTATGTGGCAGGTTAGATGCACAAAATGTGGGTATGAGAAGGAACTATAATGAGTAAGAGACAAGATAAGATTGCGGAACGCAAGGCCGAGCAGACTTCCTTTCTTGCGGAGCGCAAAAAGCAGAACATGGCTAGATTTGCTGCCGGATTAGAAATGGGAAAGACTATTCTCTTAGAGAATATGGATCAGATGAGTCCAGAAGATGTAGAGGTACTAAAGAAAGAACTGCACGAGAACCAAAAGATCCTAGATGATTACTTAGAGGAGACCAAGAGTGCCCAGTCAATCACGAAAGCATAGGGGCTATCGTTCCCAAAAGGTTGTAGCGAATTATTTAGCTGAGCATGGGTTTCCTTTTGCTGAGTCTACTGGAGCTGGTCGCCCTGGTACAGATATTACCGGCACTGTGGGCATTGACTGGGAGGTTAAAGCTCGCAAAGATTTCAGCCCTAGCACGGTCATTAAGCAGCTTAAGGATCGGTCTAATGGTAAAGACCTACCCGTTGCTGTTCTCCGCTTAAACGGGCAGGGAGAGGTCAATATAGGGGAATGGGTGACCATCCTTAGACTAGAAGATTTTGTAAAACTACTTAGGGATGCGGGATACGGCGATACACCGTAATATATTCCATTAGGCGGGCATACAAATCGAACCTAAAGGACTACAACTCGTGAACGAAGTAAAAGAAGAAGAAAACATCCTGCGTGCAGGTGCCGGTTCTAGCGCTCAATCGTTAGGCTCAGCTATTGCACACGCTCTATATGAGTCTCCCCAGGTAAAAGTACGCGCCGTAGGCGCTTCAGCAGTAAACCAGGCGGTAAAGTCAATTGCTATCGCTAGTGGCTATGTAGCCCCTAGAGGTATGCGTCTCGCCTGTATCCCAGGGTTTACCACCGTGGATTCAAGGGATGGAAAGATCTCTGCAATAGTATTTACAATTTTCTCCATTTGATATACCCTTAGAACAAGAGCTCTCTAACAGTTAGGTACCAACATGGCAAAGTCAGACTTGGATGCAGCAGTAGCTGCAGAAAATACACAAGGCCGTTCCTCAATGGGCCGCGAAGCATTGAAGTTTACTTCACCGTCTTCAAAGCCAGCATCAGGAACACTTATGGGTAAGAAGAACACAGCAGCTGGAGATCCAACAGCTCCTGGCACAAAAGCAAATCGTGCGAATGTACAACAGACTCCAGCAATGGAGAAGATGGGTGCAGCTCACACAATCAAGGGTCGTTATATGAAGCAGACAGAACCATCAGCAGCAGCAACTCAAGCTAATGGTCGTATTGTCTCCCCATCAGTGGTCCGAAGCACACAAAGCTTTGATCAAGGAATTGGCACTTCATACTAAAATATGTTATAATAGATAATAGGACCTGATTAACTTCAGGTCCTATTCTTAACAGGAGGCGCAATGTTAGATAAACTGTATGAAAAAGCAAAACAAGATGTAGCAGCTAACCGCTGTGTTGTAGCTGAATGGGGCAACCAGTTTACTGGTGATGATAAAGAAGCATTTATATCCTCTATCTCAGATGATGACTTCTCAAACAAAAGTCTTTTTAATTTATACAAGGATGCCGGGGCCACCTTTAGTATTACATCGCTCCGTACCCATAGAGTAGGAGAGTGCGGATGTCGCTAAGTGATGCTTACGGAGATGCGAAGACAGATGCGGTAGCATCTACAGGTATTAACTCTATTGAAAAACTTCTTAAGGCTAATGGTCTCACCCCAGAAGATGTGGGTAAGATCAGTAAAGTTAGCCTATCTAACAACCCCGATGATACTAAAATTATTCTTTCTCCTAAATGGAGCGAAGGTCCTAAGTGGCAGCCAGTGCAACAGGCTGCTCCTACCGTAGTACAACCAAAAGTTCGCACACCTGCTCTAGTCAGTAGCGACTGGAAGGTTGCAGTTGCTCTTCCTGATCCACAAATTGGTTACCGTATGCAAGAAGACGGTACACTAGATCCGTTTCATGATGAGGATGCTATGGACGTAGCCCTACAAGTTGTAGGACTAGACCATGGCCACCCTCTTGCGCAGGTAATTAACCTCGGGGATTTCTTAGATCTCCCTATGTATGGTACCTATGAGCAAGAGGCTGTGTTTGCACACACTGCACAGAAAGCAATTGACCGAGGACATATGTTCCTTGCCCAACAGCGTGCTGAAGCTGGGGTAGATGCCCGTATTATCCTTCTTGAGGGTAACCACGATAAGCGACTAAACCGTTTCATCAACACTAATGCGGCAGCTGCCTATGGTCTTAAGGTTGCAAACATGCCAGATTCATGGCCTGTAAACAGTTTACAGAACCTACTACGTTGCGACGAGTTAGGAGTTGAGTTCATTGATGGTTATCCAGCAGCAGCTCACTGGATTAATAAGCGCCTCCGTGCTATGCATGGCGATCGTGCTAATAGCTCTGGGTCTACAGCAGCTCAGTACGCTAATTCAAATCCAAATATTTCTACGCTATTCGGCCATACGCATCGTATGGAACAGCAAAGTAAGACAGTATTTGATCGTGATAACGCTATCAAGAGTGTCTCTTTCTCACCTGGATGCTTATGCCGCGTGGATGGAGCAGTTCCCTCCGTTAAGGGTGGTGTGGATGTCAAGGGCAATGCGCTTCAGTATTTTGAGAACTGGCAGCAAGGCGTAAGCGTTATCTTCTTTAAAGATGGTGATGATGACAGTTTTCACTTTGATCAGGTGCATATACATAAAGGTAAGACTATGTACCGCGGTCAGGAAATTGTAAGTACACTTAAGTAATCACATTTAACAGTACAAATAAGTCGGTGTAATGCATACTATGTGCATACGCCGGCTTATTTTATTGGAGATACATAGTGAGCACTAATACAATTAACGTTCTGCAAGGAATCTCTGCAGCCATTGCTATTCTAGGTGCTTTTGGTTTTGCATTCCGTTGGATCATTAAACACTACCTATCAGAGTTGAAGCCTAACCACGGCACATCTCTCAATGATAAGATTAATTTAGAAGTTCTTCCTATTCTTAGAGACCTTAAAACTAACCAAGAAAAAATTGCTTTAAAGGTAGCTAAGCTAGAAGGTCGTTTCGAACAGCACGTAGACGACGGAGCAGAATAATGTCATACACGCCTCGTCCTGGTGACTATGGCGTGGTTAAAACCAACGGCATAGTAGGTAAGTTAATTCGGGTAGTAACACTAAGCCGATGGAATCATGCTGTAATTTGCATTGAAGGTGACGTACTTATAGAAGCTAGGCCTGTAGGAGTTAGCTTTGGTAAAGCCAGTAACTATACACATATTGCATGGAATAAACACGAAAAGATTACAGAAGACCGTCGTGCAGCAATTGTAGACTATGCCATAGCTCAAATAGGCAAGCCTTATGGTTTCTTAGATATTTTTACAATTTTTCTTCGTATTGTTGGACTACGCATTCCACCAGTAAAGCTATGGAATAAGCTATCAAAGCGTCAAGGCTATATCTGTTCTGAATTAGTGGCTGAGGCCTATGATAAGGCAGGCTTCACTTTAATTAATAAACCAGTTAACCTTGTAACTCCAGGAGATTTAGCAGAAAGGTTGATCTACCAGTGACAGACGCACACACACAGAAGATGAACCTTCACTTGGCTATATCCGTTCCCGCCCATGAGCCTCGTGAATCAGACCCACACTATCATTTGTTCAATCAAGCTAAGGTTAGGATTAAAAAGCAAGGTCTATGGAAGTGCATAATTGATGATGATTTATGCTCCGGTGGCCCTGAACTTCATCACAGCCACATAGAATTTAGTCAAATCAACAATATAGATCCTGTTAAAGTTGAGAAAGCATTTGGATTACATTTTGAAAAAGATGAGGACTTCCAGAAGTGGATTGAATCTCCAGGAAACCTAGAGGTTCTTTGTGAAGCTCATCATCGTACACGCTTCGGTATACATGAGATTCCAGCTCCTTTATGGGAAACATTTAGATATCGCAAGACAGGGACAGATCCTGCAGCGGAGGTGACATATGAGTAGCGGTTTAGATATTGTATTAGAGGCACAAGGTCAGTTAGGATTTATTGAAGGCCCTAATAACGAGAATCCTTATGGTAGTTGGTACGGTGTTCCAAACCAACCTTACTGCGCCATGTTTGTTAGCTGGGTGTTTGCACAAAAAGGTTTATCAGCTTTAGTTGCTGCTGAAACTGAAAAAGGATTCAGTTATTGCCCTGCCGGTCTTGCACATTTTCAAAAGAATGGTCAAGTAGTAGGTAAGTATTCTGGACAACCAGGAGACCTAGTATTCTTTAACTTCTCTGGCAATGGGCAAGCAGAGCATGTTGGTATTATTGAGGGCGCAAGCTCTGACGGCATCACTACGATTGAAGCTAATACTAGCCCAGATCATGCTACAGGTAGTCAAGCAAACGGCATTGGAGTATTTAGGCGTCACCGTCCATACCTAGGAGTTATGGCAATCGTTCGTCCCAAGTACCCTAGTGCAGTTAAGCCTGCTTCAAGTAAAGCTTTAAATAATAGAGGCTTAGCTACAGGTGTTGCTGGAGTTACAGCTTTGGGTGGTGCAGGCGTTGCTGGTATTCATAACACTACCTCTACAACACCACCATCTAAAACTACAGTTATTGCTGCCCCACCATTTCCAGGATCTTCTGCATTTAAGATTGGGGCTAAAGGAACAGCTGAACTTATTGTAGCTAGAGCGCTAGCTAATGCAGGATTACTTCCAGCAAATCTTGTCTCTAATGTTCTTAACGATGCTGAAATTGCCCTTATTCCCGTATATCAATCTAAGTATCCAGGATTAGCTTCAGAGAAGAAACAAAAGATACTAGGCCCATTTACTTACACTTCTATGGTAGCTAAGGCAGGTTCATGAAGTTATTCCAAAAACTCTCAGACTGGGCTGCAGTATCTTTTGGTTCACCCTGGTTCTTTTTATTCCATCTACTATGGTGGGGTACTTGGATAATACTGTCTATTGAGGCATTTCCCTATGGTCTTTTAACCCTGATAGTTTCCTTAGAATCAATTTTGCTCTCTGGCCTTATTCTTAACGCTACAAATCGTTCTGGGGATGAAGATAGGCGTATAATTACTAAGGACCTCAAGCTTGATCAGGCCACTCATGGTCATATTGAAGAGCTACGTCGCCATGTGACCTTAATCATGGATCATATGGGGGTAAAGGACACCAGTCCATAATTTGCATTGGCAATCTGTTTAGTATATAATAGTTAGTAAGGAGGAAGATATGCTCAAGTTTAACTTCAAAAGTCCTGTGTCTATGGGAATCGCTAGTACGGCCGGCTTTACAGCCTGGGCTAACTCTGGCTTTACACCGGATGTGAAGCATATAGGTCTTGCAATCTCAGCTGCATTAGCTGGATCTGCTAGTCCGTCTTTTTCTTCTTCTCAGCCTAATGTTCAGGCTGAGTCCCATATTGTTACACCTTACGTAAACAATGTAACCACAACAGAAGGAAAATAAATCATGAAGCTACCACAATCAGAAAAGCTACTCGTAGAGCACTATGTTTACGCAACTGCAGCATCTGCTGTTGCAATCTACCAGACAGGTAACCACAACCTAAAGCACGTCCTATGGGCTGCTGTAGTCGGTGTAATTGGTCCTGTACTTGCCCGCTTTAATCCTAAGGCTTCGGTCAATGACCTAGCTAAGAAGGAACACTTGGATGCAGCAACAACTGCTGCTTTGAGTTCAGTAGCAACCGCTGCAGTATCAGACGCCCAAAAGGCGCTCGCTAACGCAGCAAAGTAAGTCCTGTTAAAGTAACGAGCCGGGGAATTACACCCCGGCTCTTTGCTTTTAAGGGTATACTGTGGGGGTCTAAGGAGTACTAAATGGCTGAATCGCATCAAAACTGGCAGTACCTCGGTGCTAGCGGTTACATCGGAGCGTACACCACTACAGGTGGTGGCGGTACTCCCGTTGTTCCTCGTTCTGGCATGGACTTCCTACGCATGGGCGTCGGTCGTGCTCCTCAGGCAGAATATCCAGATGGCTATCTAGGATCTATTCGATCACGTCGTGATGATAAAGGCAAGCCTTATGCAGTTTCAGATACAGTATTAGATTCTCTTAAGAACCGACAGAACCAACGTGCGTATCAGCGCGGAGTTCACAAAGGTGAGCGCATTGATCCGGGTTCCTATATGTGGCCTGAAGGATTAGAACCAGATCGCCGTCTTAATCCAAAGAAGTTTAAGTTTGTTGATACAGATGGTGGGATTACCATGGATACTCCTAGGTATGCGCCACAAGCTGCCCTTGCTCCAGCCCCACATCTTGTCAATGATGGCAAAGCAAACATCTCTGCTAACGTACCAGCAGAGTTTAACCCTCGTACGGCTCAGTATTTTACTCACTTGAAACCTAGGTGGAAATAATGTCAGATAACGTATCTAATCGCCGTATCTCTAATAAAAAAGAGCACAGCTTTCCTATTCCAGAAGATGCTGGTAGTAGTCCTCGTTTTGGTGCTGGCACGTTTACTGCACCCCATGATTCTACTCCAACACCAGTTGATAAAGAGGGAATGACATTCCTAACTAAAGAACACATTGGGCCTATCTATGGTCGTAGTGCACAAAATGCTAAGAGAGTAGCTTGGGAAACTGCAGCTCCTCATTACACATTTGATCGTGGAAACTTTAGACCAGAAAATGCATCTGTTTATTATAGTCACGGTGAGATTGTTAACCATCTAGCAACATTAGCTGGTGGAGCAACTAAGCCTGATGAAGAGCGCACACATGAAGAGCGCGGTTGGGCTCGTGTACACGCTATTGAAAGTGAAAAGTATAAGGCTAAGAAGAAAGACATAGCAGCAAGTCGTAAGGCTGGCGGTCCTGTATTTAATCTTGAAAACCAACCACATCCTGGTAATAAAAACTTTGCTACATCAGGGCGTCTTACTCACTATCCTAAGGGACGTGAGGAAAAGGTTGGGGAAACTGGTACAACATCGTTTACTTCTGATCGCCGTGTAGTTCAAGGTGTTCCTGTTGAGCAGACAAAGAGTAGAACTAAGAGGCGCTCACTATGATGAATCAAGACGGCGTCTATGATCATAGTAAGGGACGTGGCATCGTTGGTGAAGAGCCAGAGCCAAATCTACTTCGCTATGACTTTATGGGACCATTTGCTAATATGCAAGAGGCAAATATGGCCCGCGCACTTAAATCTGTAACAATGCCAGCACAGCTACTCCCAGATTTAGTTCGCCCACCTATGCCAAACATTGTCCTGTTCCCACCTCGTTTTGGATATCGCACCCGTGAACTAGGTATCCTAGACGTCATGGATGTCAATGAGGAGTTCCAGCCAACCCGTGTTGACTTCACTCAGACTCCTGGTAGCTACGAAGGCACCTCTCGTAATGCTCAGGGATCTAGCTTCGCATGAAAGATCAGATCACTACTGAGACTATCTATGATGGTAGTGTCCAGTGCACTAAGTGCGACCGCATTATGACCCCCTTGGAGGTTATGTATGCCGGTGGTAAACTATGCCCAGACTGCCGCAATAAGCAGTATGAGTACCATACAAAAAATCGTATGGCCGGATAGGCTTGACAGTACAGATAATTAGGGAGATACTTACACCATGGCTAACAAGATTAAGACCCCAGACGGAGCTCCGGCTAAGTATGTGGTAAAGCCACTTAAGGCAAAGACCTCAGAACAGAAGATTAGAGAAGAATTAAAAGCAAAGGCCGCAGTTAAACCTGCAGCCAAGAAGACTCCAGGAAAGAAGGCAAAGTAATGAGACTTTCAATACGTCCACGTAAGAAGGTTGAAGCATTCCGTGCTAAAGAATGGTCACCAAGTGCAGGTAAGGGCCATGTTAAAGTTGTTGATCATGTAAAGCCTGGACACGCTGGTACTCTATATGATCAAGAAAAGGACAAGGACTAATGGCAGTTAACGAATCACGTTCTCTTAACGAGAGCCTATCAGAAGGTTCAACAGATGGCAAGTACCGTAAGGTTGCTCCAAACCGTACAGTAGATCCAGGTATGGGCGAGGATATTACACTTGCTAACCGCCGTGCACTACATCCATACTGGAACTATGATTTTATTGATCAAGAAGCTCCTAGCAAAGTAGAGCCAGGTAAAGCTGATGCGTCTTCACGTAAGCGCTCACCAATGCCTGTAGCTGATATCTCTAACAACAAGATGTTGGGCACCTACTAAGATAATAGATAGGGAGCCAGTATCATGGCCAAAAACACTGGCATCGAGGGCATGGACCCTACAGGCACATCAATAACAAAAAAGGGTGCTAACACACTCCGCATTAGTACTGTTGATGTTGCAGGAGAGTACCAAGCACCAGAAGATTTAAGCAGCTATTCCACTAATAAAAATATGGGTGGGAAGTCTGATCTATTGACATGCCGTAATTCAAGCGCACACTCTAAAAGAGGAGCGGTTGCTGCACCTACATTAGCTGGCGGAGATCGTCCTACTCCAATGTGCTCAACATGCTGGAACAAGATAAAGAACGATTCTTCTAAGATGGAACGTATGCCAGAGATCTTAGGGTCAGATCCAGCACAGCATGCAAAGATCCGCACACAAATTGCCCAAGCTGAAACTAAGGGTCGTGCTCGTGATGCTGGTGCTATCCACAGAGCTACTGGACAAGAGATTGTAGTACAAGGACCAGGACGTCGTCCAACTTCAGATGAAAAAGTTGATACCGCTGTAGAAACCAAAGGAAGACTTGGTTTAACAAAAGCTGATAAAGAAACCAGTGCATGGCTTGAAGCTGCAGAGCGCTCACAAAAATCACATGAAGCAGCTGGAACTACCCTTCGTAGAGCTGAAATTATCGGGGGACGCAATCCAGGGCCAAATCATGAAGAATATATGACAAAAGCTACCGCAGCTCTCAAGCACTCTCTTAAAATAGGGAATGGCGAGATCCACATGGAGGCTTATCATGAAGAAGCCGGACGCCAAGGTCTTGACACCCATACTGCAGGTAAATATCTGCCGTTAGCATTTGCAAAACACCGCAGAGATTTAAAGTCTCCAATTACTAAGCCTAAGAAACAACGCATTGGTGATATTCGTGGAGAAGGTGCGCCTATTACTGACACATTCTCTGAAACTGAATCCATAATGGGTTCCGAAGCGCCATCCGCTAGTAGCACTCATAGAGTTCGTAACATTGGGGCTCAGGAGTAGCATTACCTGTTGAAATATAGTATAATAAGAGTATAAGGATATTAGGAGGAGCACTATGGGCGTCCCAATTTTAGGACAAGGCGAAGCTGGCCCCGCTGATGAAGGAACATACACAGAGATCAAGGACGATGGTCCTAAGATTCGTCTGCTCTATTGCTACAACTGTAAAAGCATTGACGAGCTTCCAGACTATGAAGGTCATCCAGATGATGACGTAACACTTCAGGTATTGATTGATCGCCATGAATCTGCAGGTATTCCACATACTGGCTTCCTATCTAAAGTGGGAGTAAAACTCTACTCCCGTCCTGAGGTGCGTAAGCAAATCATTGAGAACCTACGTAATAAGGTAGGTGGAGGTCTTGCTGACATTGACCCAGATTATTACACCACTAAAGCAGTTTTCTATGACGATGCAATGAAGTGTTTTAACCTCCACCTACGTCCTGTTGAGGGCTGTTATGATTGGAAGATTGAAAGCAAACGCTTAGTGCCAAAGAGCACTGCAGCTATGCGTAAAGAACTAGGCTTAGAAAGTGCAGCAAAAGCTAACAGTACTAAAGTGTACCTATGTGATTTCTGCCCTGCTAAGACGTTTGTAGTAGAACAAAACCGTAAAAAAATGGGACTATACGAATAGGATATATAATGACAGACGAGACAACAACCACAGACACGCCTACAGCACCGGCTCTACCTACTCTTAAGTACGGTTTTGCTATTCTTGTTGCAGAAGATGGTAATGTGTTCATTGAAAAGGACCCATCAATCTTTATTATTCCAGTAGAACGTGAATCTACATTGGTAGAGGTACGCCGCTATATGTCAGAGATTCTTATGGATCTTCAGGCACAAGCAGCTGCTGAATATACAGTTTTGCGCCTACAGGCTTCAGAGGCTCAACCTAGCGCTTAATATTCATACTCACCAAGCCGAGACGTAATGACGATTGGGATGGAAGAATACGGGTATGGATTACACAGGATTTGGGAACACACCTAGGATAACACCTGGGTCTACTTCGTATTTCAGTGCGCCTTCTTCCGAACTAGATCCCAATCTATTTCAGGGAGATCATATTAAACCGTGGGTACGCTCAGGCGTACTCACGCTTCTATTTGATCACCTAGCTACTAGATTTTCTAATCCTCATCAATGGGCCCATGTATGGCTTGCAGGTTCAGGCGTCTCTTATCAATGGGAGGCTGCACGTGAACCGGGTGATCTTGATTGCCTAGTAGGTATTGATTATGTTCTCTTTCGTCAGAGCAACCAAGAGTATGTAGGGTTTTCTGATGTTGAGATTTCTAAAGAACTCAATGAGGGTTTTAATCATGATCTAATGCCAAATACCCGTAACTGGGAAGGCTACGAGCTTACATACTATGTTAACCCTCAATCAGATATAAGAGATATTAATCCGTATGCTGCCTATGATCTTACTGCCGATGCATGGACAGTAAAACCAGAGATGAATCCGCAGCTACCCTATAGCCGTTCTTGGGAACAAAACACACAGCGTGATCATGACACCGCAGTAGATATGCTAAACAAGTATGACTCTGCCATAAATGAGATTAGGAATACAAACAATCCTGCTTATCGTTCTAATGCTGAGCGTAAACTAAGACTTGCTATAGAGCAGGCAGTTGCTTTCTATGATGATATACATGAGTCACGTCATCTAGCATTCAGCAAACAAGGTAGTGGCTACTCTGATTATAACAACTACCGTTGGCAGGCTGGAAAGAAATCTGGGGCCGTACAGGCTCTAAGAGCATTAAAAGATATGAAGACACAGGCTGACCGCAATCAGCAACTTCAGACTTATGGAGTAGAATTACCCGATACGAACACACTGATTAGGAGAACACTTCGTGGCAAATAAAGAACAAAAGGGCAATGCTAATACTAAGAAAGAGCCCAAGATGAGTCTTAAAGAGAAGCGTGCAGCAAAGCAGGAGAAGGCAGAGAAGAAGTACCAATAACTAAGAGGATAAAATGGCTACAGCACTCGTTGCATTAGAAGGCGTACTTATGACGGAGGTCGGGGATCCAATCCCTGAGGGCATTCGTTTATTTCGCATACTCGCAGGCAGCTATCGTGTTGTAATCTGCTCTGATCTATCACAGGCTAAAACAGAACATTGGCTTCGCTCCCACCTAATAATGGGACATGGAGATGTCTATGATAATAGATACTTCTTTGAGGGCCAAGATCTACGTTCCCGCCAGCTTTCTGTAGCTATGAATGGCGGCCGGGTAGATTTATTTGTAGACCCAGATGCTGATCGCTGTGCTGAAGCTGTAGCTATGGGTGTAACAGCACTACTATTTGCAGCCCCTAAGTTTGTTAGAACTAAGAGAGTTGTTAAGCCATGGGAAGACGTGGTAAACGAGGTAGAACGCCAGAAGCTCGCCCTACTAGACGCAGAGCTTGGTAGCTCAGTTAAGAGATATGAATGAACATAGTATTCCTAGGTGGAGAGGTTCCATCACACCGTCTCCTGTTGGTAAACGCCGGGGTAAAGCATGTCGGGGTAAATTACTACCGGTTAGTGAAGCGTGGCCTACCTAAATCTAAACCCTATCTATTATCAGAGAGGTTCCCTGAAGATGTAAAGGTCTACGTTGATGGTGGCGGCCATCAGCTCAATGACCTCAACCTGACACAGCGCGAGCTGGAAGAGTACGCAGCTGACTATCAGGACTGGCTCCTTCTCAATGAGGATAGAATCCACATGGCTACAGAGCTAGATATAAAAGCTCTAGGTCAGAACTGGATCAATCATGAGCGTCGCACCTTTTGGGAAGAGTTTGGGCTTGATAAATTTGCCGCAGTATGGCACCAGGAAACGGGTCACATTGCCCTTCACAGCCTTGCTCAGCGCTACACCAACATCGCTATCCTCGGAGAGTCAATCGAGGACGACACCAGCCTTGCAGCCCGTTCTAGGGCTATCCTACAGGAGTTCCCTGAAGTACAATTTCATGGAATTGCCTGTGCCCGGCCCGATAACCTTCGCTCAGTACCTCTGACTTCTGCCAGCACTCTCTCATGGCTTAGCCCAATGATGAGAGGGGAGACTATTGTCTGGGATGGCACCCGTCTGGTTCGCTACCAGAAGAAGATGAAGGATCAAGCTCGTCCACGGTATAAAGCTGTGATCCAGAAAGCTGGTCTGGACTTTGACAAGATTCTCAATGATGATAGTAATGAAGTTACTAAGCTAGCTATTTGGTCATACCTGCAGCTTGAGAATTCTCTAAATTCAAAGGCTTCTCATCTTAGAGTGGTTCCTGAGCCACTGTTATCTGATAACAGTGCGGATATAGATGACCCAGGTTCTGCGGAAACGATGGGTCCAGATCCTGATAAGAGGGACGTTGAGGTGCGGAAAGATTTTAAGCTAAAGCCTCCTAAAGAGACCTACACACTCCCAGTTTTCGGAGTAACTTCTAAGACTGTAATGGAAAAAGATGAGCTTGGACGGGATGTTATTTCAGATGTTCCAATCATTACAAGCACCCAGACTTCCTTCCGTCAATGCAACACCTGCTTCGTAGCATCAAATTGCCCGGCCTTTACTCCTAACAGCGCCTGCTCATTTAACCTACCAGTAGAGATTAAGACTAAAGACCAGCTGAAGAGTTTGCTCAACGCAATTATAGAAATGCAGGGCGCTAGGGTCGCTTTTGCACGTTTTGCTGAAGAATTGAACGGTGGATACCCGGATCCAAATACCGGGCAAGAGATTGACCGTCTCTTTAAGATCATAGGAGAAGTCAAGAAGATGGAAGAGAACAAGGAGTTTGTTCGCATGACCGTAGAGCGTCAAACCTCTGGCGGTGTAATGTCAGCCCTCTTTGGTGATAAAGCAAACACTTTACGTGAGCTCCCAACTGGACTCAGCGAGGGTGAATCTGCTAGAATAATCAATGACAACTTAGAAGGATAGCTCTTCCCCGCTATCCTGGCTTTACCTGATAACAGTGACTTCATATTAGAAATGAGAGTGTATTTTGTTTTCCTTTAAACTCACCGAAGATTTTGTAAGCTCGTACAAAGAGAAGACCGTTCCATGGGGATATAAAGATGCAGCGGGTAACTCTGTAGGTGAGATTATCTTCTTAAGAACCTACTCTCGTCTTAAAGAGGATGGAACCAAGGAGACTTGGGTTGAGGTATGTGAGCGTGTTATCAACGGCATGTACTCCCTACAAAAAGACCACGCCAAGCAGAACCGTCTTCCCTGGAATGACGCCAAGGCTCAATCCTCGGCTAAGGAAGCATTCCAACGTCTATTTGAATTGAAGTGGACACCACCGGGTCGAGGCCTATGGGTAATGGGAACAGACATCGTTAATACCCAGCGTAACTCAGCCGCCCTACAAAATTGTTCTTTCGTATCTACAAGCTCTATGACCAAGCTAGATCCGGCTAAGCCGTTTGCTTTCCTTATGGAAGCCTCTATGCTGGGAGTAGGAGTTGGCTTTGACGATAAGGGCGCAGACAAAGACTTCACAATCTACGAACCACAGAAGGGCGATGAATATGTCATCCCAGACACCAGAGAAGGGTGGGTCGAATCAACCTCGGCTCTCATCAATGCTTACCTACGAGCAGATACAAAGGCTCCAGCATTTCGTTACGATGAAATCCGCCCAGCAGGAACCCCAATCAAAACCTTTGGAGGAACAGCTGCCGGAGCAGAACCCCTAATCAAGCTACACGACTACATCTCTAAGATCTTTAACGGTCGCGCAGGAGAAAAGATTACTCGCAAGGACATCGCAGACATCGGCAACCTAATTGGGGTGTGCGTGGTGTCAGGCAATGTTCGTCGTTCTGCCGAGTTGCTTATTGGTCGCCTAGATGATGATGAGTTTTTGAACCTTAAGAATCCGGCGGTATTTCCTGAGCGTAACTCCTACGACCCTGCTGCTCCTGGCTGGGGTTGGATGTCCAACAACTCAGTCGAGGCTTATGTAGGTACAGATCTCTCTAAGATCATTGATGGTATCTCTCGTAATGGGGAGCCAGGCGTGGTCTGGATGGATGTAACCCGTAAGTACGGTCGTCTAGCTGACCCAATCAACAACAAAGACTGGCGTGCAGCTGGCTACAACCCATGTGCTGAGCAGTCTCTAGAATCAATGGAGTGCTGTACTCTCGTAGAGACTTATCTCAATCGTCATACAGACCTAGATGACTACAAGCGTACGCTCAAATTCGCTTATCTCTATGCTAAGACTGTAACCCTTCTCCCAACTCACTGGGAAGAGACAAATGCAATCATGCAGCGTAATCGCCGTATCGGTACATCAATGTCAGGTGTTGCAAACTTTGCAGACAGTAAGGGGCTTCCAACTCTGCGTGAGTGGATGGATGAGGGCTACAAGACTATTCAGGCTTACGACAAGTCTTACTCTGAATGGTTAGGTATTCGTGAGTCTATCAAGACCACAACTGTAAAGCCATCCGGCACAGTTTCTATTCTTGCAGGAGAGTCACCAGGAGTTCACTGGACTCCAGGCGGTAAGTTCTTCTTGCGTACAATCCGCTTCTCTAATAATGATGCGATGCTTCCATTGTTTAAGATGGCTAACTATCGTATTGAACCTGCGCTTGAATCTCCTGATACAACTTCAGTGGTGTATTTCCCAATTATGAGTGATGCTTTACGTTCTGAAAGAGAAGTATCTATCTATGAGAAGATGGCAATTGCTGCAACTGCACAGCGTTATTGGTCTGACAACTCTGTAAGTGTAACGATCAGCTTTGATCCTGAAACTGAAGCGAAAGCAATCGGCACAGCACTTCACATGTACGATGGACAACTTAAGACTGTATCATTCCTACCGATGGATCCGAATAGCTATCAACAAATGCCATACACCCAAAGTACAGAAGATGAGTACGAGAACGGACGGATGACACTGTTTCCAATTGACTTCAGTGGTATCTATGAAGGACTCGGTTCGGAAGCCATTGGTGAAGCCTACTGCACGACCGATGCATGCGAGGTTAAATTAATTAAGGACAATATCTAAGGAGAAGATATGGACGACTTTACAGACCTAGATCCAGACCTATTCGACGAGGACTTTGAGGATGACTTTGAGGAGTATGACTTCGATGACGAAGACCTTGAGGACATTGATGATTTGATCCTAGAAGAGGACGAAGACAAGGCCTAAAAAACGGCCAACACAAACAAATGGCCCCCGACTCAATTAAGAGCCGGGGGCCTTTGCTTTGCCTATTTAATCTACTCGTATGTGGTCAAGTAGCTCAGGATGGTTTTCATAGATATAGAATACACAGTCTTCTATATCGCTCAAACGACGCTCTAATCGTATGTCTCTAATGGCGTCTACTACTATATATGTTGCTACCAGTATAAGTGTTGCTAGTGTCATGTTGCTCTCCTTTAGTCTGCTATTTGCTTGCCGTGTGAGTTACGTAGTTCATAGAAGCTTTGGTTATTATCTTCTGTGCTGTCTTGTAGGTCTTCAAGATCTGCCTCATAAATGTCTCCATTTAGTAAAGCATCGTATAGCTCTTGTGCGTGGCTATCATCATCCGCTGTAAACGTCAATGTGCCTGTCTTTTCTACACTGTACATTACTGAGTATCTAGCCATTTGTTTCCTCCTTGTATTGGCAGTCACATTCTTTGATTTCAAATGTTTCTTCATCTATATACCATGTGGCAACCCCCGTACCCATACATATAGTACAGGTACGAGGTAGTACGGTTTCCATATCCATTATGCAATACCCCACTTATAGTTGAGCTCACCTGCTAGATGAGTTGGCTTACCCAAGTCATTGGTAGCTTTAGTCTCCATCTTGATGGACTTACGTGGAGTGTTCTCAAGCACTACTTGCTTCAAGAAGCGCTTAGCTGCAGATGGGTTAGACCAAGCTGAGTGCGTATCCATTACACATTCACTTGCTCCCTCAGTTTGGATACAGATGTGAAGTAACCAAGCCCCACCCTTTTCTACAGATGTGTTCTTGGTTAATTTTGCGGTCAGTGTTTGTTTTACTGTTGTAGCCATATTGCCCTCCTAGAGCTTTATATTCTTGTTGAATCCTACGTGCTTTAGATCTCGTAGGATATTCTTACCAGTTCTGCGATCTCCTAGAGACTGAGCCCCGAAGAACACAGTATTCCTAGTTCTTGGGTTAACCACTTTAACATGGTGTTTCCCATTAGTTATGGAAACTTGTAAGCCGGCTTGCTCTAACGCGCTAACCAGCTTCTTTATCTCCTTGGTCTTTATATTGAGTTGCATTTCATCATACCCCCCTTTGGGTAAGCTCTACGATAGATACTTCTTCACCTGGTCTACTCATTTCTGAAGTATCAATCCATTTGCCTTGTAACCTGTCATATACCCATAGTGCCCACTCTCTGTTGTCTTCTACAGTTTGATCATCAATACGCCATTTGGCTATGTTGACATCGAACTTGATTTCTAGGTTGTATAGGTCTTCATTAGGCATCTTTTTCCTTTCCATTTACAGTATAGCCGATTTGTTTGTTTTGAGTCAAATCAGCTGATCATCTAGGTAGATGTCTCCTACTTCAGTCCACCCAGCCATTTCATCTAGCTTCCAACCTGCATTGTTGCCATCACTTATGGCGTCTTCAGCTAGTTCTTTTGCTTCTTCTTTGCTGCTTGCTTCCACCCAATGATCATAGATAACATGTTCGTGGATGGTTACTTGATACTTAGCCATGTTAGTCCGCCATTCCATAGTCTTGACAGGTTTGCATGACTGCATCGTTTAGGTCAGCAATCATGAGGTCTAGTTCATCTGGACTGAAGTCTGCAACCATATCTGCTGTGATTGTAGACTGCCATACTACTTCATTCATTTTTTCTCCTTTTTAGTTACTACACGGAATGACCTATCAGGCATAGGCCATTTGTATAACAGGTCTTTGCGTACACGAAACCGGTACCAAACCGGATCTTTACGCTTGAGGTTAGAGCGATGCGATTTATGGAACTCATCAATGCCCCACCACCAGGGTTTATCCCAGCCCTGTAAGTCGTGCTCTGCATATATTTCTTGCAGCCTTGCTTGTACGTTATCTTCAAACCCACGTTGCCTCCACTCTATGCACATAGCGTTCGTGTACATATATAGGTAGCCTTCGTGTCCCCGCCACATTACTGCAGCTGGGTGGTTGCGCCATCCCACAGTTAGACCCAAGTTAGCCCTTAGAATCTGCAATGCTTCTACGCGTTGCTTGCCAAGTCTCTTATCGTCTAGGGATTTAGCTGTCTTTGTTATATCCGGCCAAGGCAGGAATGTATTTACCATTATTCTTCCTCTAGTTTGTTTATATAAGTAGTTACTACAGGAAACGTACCCGCTGTAAGTCTGGGTTTACGTATCCTATTTCTACCACCAACCCTCATGCAAGAACCACCCGCTCTAGTCTTTCTCTTTTTGAACGTGTGCTTCCCATAACCAATGGTTGTACTCTTACTTTTTTTGGCCATTAGTCCTCCAATAGCATTGGAATTAAATCCTCTGCATCGTGTTTAATTAACAGCTCTCTAACTATATCTTTATTAGCTTGATGGCGTTCCTCCTCTCGTTGTTTTAATCCTTCTATGATTGGTGTAATAACTGGATGATGGTCTAGATATTGGATACTCATACGTATGCTGCCATAGATAGATTATTCTCCTGTACCCACTCAAGTGGATCAGTTACAGCTTCAATGGATAGGCATGCGCCACCATCTATCATGTCTTCTGAGGCATATAGCATGAACATTTGGGCTGATTCATAGTCATTGAATGGGCCTATCAATGTTTCTGTAAGGTTATCGAATATGTTGTACATTTTGCTCTCCTTTGTTTGTGTTGGATTAACGCCCACGCTTCTTGATAGCGCCGGCTACTACAGACTTGGCAAATGGAACCAAGTCACGTGCTGAATTGATACGAGCAAAGATTTCCATACCATGACGGAACTCTTCTAGTTTTGTACCACGTTCTGTGTAGTACTCTAGATCACTTTCCTGCATGATAAGAGTCATTGCAGTTAGCACGCCACGCTTTTGAATGCGGGCGATAATTTCATCATTCCTGCGGGCATCAAACGCGCCGTCAGTAATCATGAACAGCATCTTATTTTTCTTACGAGAGGACATCAATAACTGCTCAGCTGCTAGCAATGTAGAGTACGGATTTGTACCACCATTACCATAGATGAATTTGTATTGAGTCTTGCTAGCCAGTTCAGTACGAGCATAGGCTAGTTCAGCTTGGTCATCAAACGCATACACAGTCACCGGGGCGCCGATGCTTTCTAGTGCACGTTTGATAGTCCAGCTAGCGATAGAAGCGTGCATGTCATTTTTACCAGAATTCATAGAGCCTGACCGATCAACCATGATTACCGCTTCGATATCAGCACCATCGTTACCTTCATCCCAGCGGTCAAAGGCTTCGTCAATTTCACAGCCACGCAATGCACGTTGTACATTGAGACGGCCAGACGCTTCCTCACGATGCCACATTGGCTCACACTCATCACGCAAGCGTTCTAGTTCCTTAGCAAACTTACGAAAGTTAGCCATGGCTTCAGATGGTACAGGGGTTTTGTCAAACTTACCCGTACGCAATGTATCCTCATGCTTGCCATCACCACCAATGATTACTTTCTGCTTGATTTTAACGTCCTGCTGTACATCTTTACGTTCTAGTACAGACTGTATGACGTTATCAAGCATGTCATTGATGTTGTTTGGCAATCCACCAGCACTAGCAATGTGACCATCACCAGCAGCTAATCCAGCTGTGTTAGATTGTTGTGATTGCTGACGAGCCTCTAGTTGCTCCTCTGTTGACATAACTTGAGTTATGTTTTCAGTTGGGTTTGTGTTGGGCGCATCTTCTGTTTGCTCCTCAATAGATTTACGTGGAGTCCATTCAGATTCTGCTTTGCCCATACCATTAGCACGCTGTGCGTCACGTTCCTGTGCCTTGCCTGGCTCAGGACGACCTTTGGTTACTGGATCACGATTAGTACATCCATTGCCACCTTGTGGAATTTTTGGCATGTTTGGTAGCACTTCATCATTGAACCGTTTGATTAGTTCACGAGCCTTAGCATAATCTTTGGGGAATGCTAAGAGACGATACTGATCTACGATGTCAATGATTGCTGGGATAAGTTCTTTATTGTTGAACATATCACGGAATGCTTGACGCAATTCCACAGGCAGATACCTACGACCACGCATGAGTACATAGTTGCTTTGCATTTCATCAGGAGATGCAGCAAGCCAACGAGCACACGTAGCTGTTAGATATGGAGCAATAGATGGATAGCGTGCTACAAGCAAAGTCTCGATACGCTGATCCTCCAGCATATTGAACGTCTGCATGTAGTTATTTTCTATAACCCATTTGACAAGGTCTGTGCCTCGTCTTGGAGTATATAAGTGATGGGCAAGCTCATGATAGTTCAGGCCATTGACCTGAGTCAATGACTCTAAGTCCATGTCACCTATCTGACTGGCATTGATAGTAATGCTTGCACCGTCGGACCACGCTGGTGCGGGGCCGTCATTTGCTACATTTACTACCACTGGATCACCAGTGAGAACACGGTCTGCTTGTTCATATACACGACAGAGCGCATTGAGTCGAACAGATCTAACCTGTATCTCCTCAGTTCGTTCTTGTGCGTAGTACGATTCATCTAACTCATCTTGAAACATGTTACCCCCTTAGTTTGTGTTGGTTAACCATTTGTTCATTAGATCTTCAGGTGACACGTCAGCGTCTTTCTCAAGCTCAATTTCAACTTCCATACCGAAGTCCTGCTTGATATTGTGTTCGTGTGTTTGGAATACCAAACGAACAGATGGCTGCTCGTCTGCACTGAAGTGAGCGATGAAGTTCTCAATAGCAAACTCATAGCCAAGATCATCATCATTGATGAAGTCAGCAATTTCAATGAGCATGTTAGTTGAGATTGGAGTCTCATACTGACCCTTGGCTGCTTCCGCACGCAATTGCTTAGCGATTAGTAGCAAAGACTTGGATGAGATTAGCTTTGATTCCACTGCGTCATCGTAATCCCATGACAGTTGAATGTCAAAGCGGTTACGCATAGCAAAGTTAAGCGGTGTAGTACCAATGTAATCAGGATTCATAGTAGCGAAGATTGTTAGGTCAGGGTGAGCAACGATTGTCTCGCCCATGTGATCTAGCAATGTGATCGTACGACGACCGTCAGTCAATGGATAGAGTGTTGTGTAGATCTTAGGACTGATGAAGTTGAACTCGTCTAGGAGTAAAACACCACCATTACGAACTACGTCTGTGACAGGACCGTCAATCCATCCATAGCCACCATTGCCATCAGGAATGAAGCCACCGAATAACTGGCGGGATTCCATAGACGCGTTACCAGATACTGTAGCCATGCGTAGATTGCGTTCAGCAGCCCATGCTTCGACTGCTGTAGTCTTACCGGGACCTGTTGGACCGTAGATAAGAACGTTGATGCCTTTAGCACGTGCTGTATCGAATGTTTTGAAGTCTTCAACTCCGTAGACCTTACGATGTACATAACGTTCAGCCAACTTCATTGGAGGCACTGTGGCCAACGATACGTTGAATGCTGGCTGGGCGGTTGTTTGTGTTGGAAGCTCATGCACTGGCTGTACTATCAACGGGACAGTACTGCTAGTTGCTGAGCGATTGTCTTTGACATATGTATCCAAGGTGTCATCTCCTCCTAGTATGCGTGTGTACACATCGTAGATAGTTTCCACGAGTGTTTTTGTTTCTGTATTAGGACCAGCCTTAGCATGTGCTGAGCACGCTTTAGTGCACAACACTGGGGAATATCCTTTGGTTGTTATTGCTTTTTCATCTAAGGGTGTAACGTACACACCACTTGGTGTGCGTGTCAACTGTTCGTTAGGGTTGATCTCAGTGACCAACTCTTCAAGATCAGTCTCAACCCACGCGCTACCATGACCTTTAGTGCCATCAGTTTTGCGTGAATAGACACGTACTCCACCATCATGAGGAGCCATCAATACCTGACGGCGATGTGCTCCCATAGAGGGCTCATATGATTCGGTGAAGATTGCTATCTCCATTTGCTCTCCTTTATTCGTTGTTATCTCCAAAGACTCTTCCTTGAAGAACGCTAGCTAACGTGAACATTGCTTGCTTCTCAGCAGGCCATTCAGTGATTAGTTCAAACAAGATATCATTAGTAACAGCAGCGTTAATTACTACGCCAAACTGTTCACAGGTGAAGTCTAAAAAATCCTCGCGGTCTTCCTCAGGGATCATCTCTAATGAAAACTCGGGTTGTTCTTCGTCATAACATTCATGACACATGTTGCTCTCCTTTATTAGATATTAGGCTGGCTTACCTCCAGTGCTTACAGGGACTGCAGGGCTTACCATCACTGTTGCCTCAACCTACGTCGCACAGAACTGTTCCTCTGTGGCTGGTTTAATTGGGTACTAGGGTCTAGGTGTACATGAAGTATGCTCGCGGTTGGCTTAGCCAGCCTAACATTATCTATTTGATTTTGTCAATGATGTTGGTGTATTTAGCACCATCATCAACAGGTTCGGATGGATCGTTGTAGATGTTGTGAAGCCATGGCTTGTAGCGGTTAAGAACCACTTTTTTACCAGACTCACGTGTTGATTCGTAGCAACCAAGATATGACTCATGGTAATGTTCATAGCCTTTGTGACGAGTGTTAAACACCTCGGTACTGGCTTGATGAGGTTGGATACGACGACCACAGTTACCACAAGAGATAATATCGTTTGCGGTATCCTTTGGTCTTTTCTTTATTTCTTCTGACATATGCCCCCCGTTTGTTTGTGTTGGTTAGTCATTTGGGAATAGCGTTGGGCGGTCAACCATTACCCATTGCTGTGTAGCAGCTGCACCAGAAGCTTCAACCATGCCCTTGAATTGGGCTGTCTCAATCTTCCTAGCAATAACTGTAGCAAGAGTAGTTAAGAAACTACTAGCACTACTTCGTTCATTGCGTGCAATTATCTTAGACGCAACATCAGTACTATCTAGTAACAATGCAATGGCTGCTGCATACTCGCTGTATCCCTGAAGCATTGGGTCTCCATCTGGTGTAGATTGGATTGCTTCAACTAGGATATTAAGAGCGTTTGCTTTATGCTCATTGTCTGCATTGTTAGAGATATGTGCGATGATAGCATCTCTATAATGAACGCTCTTAGATGTCACATCCAATAAAGTATGTGGCATTAAAGAACGAGTCAATACATTGGAAGCCTGAATGTGATCAGTACTGCCCATGATTGTTTTATCAGTGATGAGTGTACTTGGGTTGTACTTTACTGAGTAGCCCTCAAGCATATTGTGCGACCAACCTTTCTAAGTTAATTAGTCCTGACGTTGTTATCGGGACTATCTTTCTATCCTTTACCCTAAGAGGGGAACCATCCCATGGTAAAGAAATCGGATTGTTGCCATATTCGCGCTTGCCTGTGCCACTGCACGAATAGCATGTATTACCGCGTTTTACTGAATGACCATCTATACCTCCGTGTGAACATGGAAGTTGATGCCATTGTCTGTAGCCATTAGTCTGGGTAGCATCTGGATGTGTAGGACATGAGAACACGCCTTGATCATCTCTACTACCATCATAACAAGTTGGTGGACTACACCAACCATCTACTAAGCCTGTCTGAGCACAACGCCGACAGCCTTGTATCTTAGATGGTGTACGTGCAGGGTCTAACTCAAGAACTCTAATTTGATAGTTCTTTTGAAATACGCGTATGCCTGTGTACTTCCACATGCGATAGCGTATACCCTGTGATTTTATGATGTCGTAGTTGCCACCCCAGAAACTATTAACAGTGCCACCTTGTAGAGTAAATGAATCATCATTGTGTACTGTAATAAATGGTAGGTTAGCTGCCCATCTTGCTTTGATTTGTAGGTCACTACCAGCAGGTTGCCAATGGTTGGCTTTTTCAATTACCATTCCATACTCATAAAGTGGGCGCATGTATTTTTTACGACCACCATCTAAGTAGGTAGACCAGTAATCGTATGTATGAAGTTTCCAAGTCACGATGCCTCCATAGTTTCGAATATATACTCACGCTGACGCTCTAGCGCCATTGTTTGTGTTGGCTCGTCTTCCTGATACCATGCAATGGTGATAGGTAGACGGCGTGATTCTGGGCGCAACAGTACTAGGGCTTCACCTAGTCCGTCAATTAATCCAGTGTGATATGCACGACTGTGCTGATGATCTTCGTATTGCAGGTCTAACTCAGCCTCAGCTAACTTAGCCTCCAACATCTTGATCAGTTGCTTACGCTTAATCTTCTTGCTCATACTAGTGACTTACCCACTAGTGATACAGCCTGTGGATTGTAGACCTTGCCTGTCTTCCAATGAGGGATAGACTTGTGATCCCAACGACCACCAGCAGCCTTCCAAGCCTCACGCTTGGCATTGCTTTCAGCTGTGCGACCATTCACGTGTGTGAAGTTGGTCTTCTCTGTTGTAGCAGGGCCGGGGTTTTTCTTACGTGCCTTGCCATTCTTGCGGTCACCAGCAGTATTTACCTGTGGTGTTGTTGCTTTACCTTTTGCCATTTTATAGGCCCCTTTCGGAGGTTGTTATTGTCTCTACACGATCGTATAGAGTGTCCATCTCATCAGCCGCTAAGGCTAATGCTTCCTTGCGTGTTAGCCCATGAAACAGTTGGGCTTCCACAATGAAGATCATTCGGTTGAGGGTGGTTGTTGTTGTTTGTGTTGGTGACATTTCTATCCTTTCTATTAAGAGTGAGCAGTTTAGCCTTCACCTGCTCAGGTGAGGAGTTCTTTTACCTAAGGAAGAACTGTAGAAACCAACTTGCTTGCATGGTTTATACTCCCCATACTATGTGAGTTACGGATAGAGACATTTGTTTAAGACTCAATAGCGAGCCAGTATTGTGACAGCCCACGAAGTCTGTCGAGAATAAAGGGTCCGAATCAGGGGTTCAGCTTTTCTCGGGTTAATTTCCTTACAAGCCTTAGCAACCGTCATTCCTTACTGCTTACATGTTGTCCATGTCTTACCGCTAGATTGGCTATGCAATCCGATAGATACATAGCATGTACCTATCGCATGGCATAGAAATGGCGGGGAAGCCCCTCAACTTCCCCGCCTGCTCAGTGGAAACGGCACTGAGCGTGCTCACTAAACACTATTCAATACAGAACCAGAAGCATAGAAAGTCTATGCCCATAGAATACCTATCTATGTAGAAGCCAATGCCAAATCGCTTGCTTACACCAATAGATACCCATTTACTGCCAACTGTAAACTCTGTTGCTTTGCTCACTTGGACTCTCCAATCTTCTCTAGGATTTCACCGATTAACTTATACACATGTATCTCAGCATAGATCTCAGCCAACTTAGCCTGTACTGAATTGATCTGCTCAGAGATAGCCATTAGTTCTTGTAGTCTATTTTCATCAAGCATTTACTGCCTCCTTCGCCTTGTTAGCCAATATGGTCTCCAATGACCAACTGGTTGTCATCTTGCCTGAGCCGTCATTTAAATGACCGCGCTCTTCAGGTGTTGTACCGCCCATGATTGCATAGGCATCATTGGTATATACAGCACGTTGTAAACAGTTTAGTATTACTGGGCACTGATTACAAATAGCCTTAGCCTGAGCTATACGCTCATTCTTGGCTCGTCCACGCTCATTGTCAGCAGCAAAGAATAAATCGGGGTCAGTCTGCGTGCATAGAGACGCGTCTTGCCAATCAACTATGACCTGCAGGAATGTTTGTGTTGGGCCCTTACTCATTGCCCGACTCCATGTACTCGCGTTCAATTTTGTACTGCTTGTCAATGATGGCATAAGCAAAGACCAGCATGACTACTGCCATAATGAATACGAACAGCATTGTTTCTCCTTTCATAGAGGGTTTACTTCCTTGTGGGAAGTGAGAGATACACAGCGGAATGCACAAGTCACTTGATTGCCTCCTAAGAGGTCGAAGGGTGCCCAACTGTGTATCTTTCACCGCCCACATTTCGCGGGGGACTTACCTACCTGAACTCTTACCATTCAATAGATCAGGACTATCACTATAGACATAGGTAAAGCCTTGCTTGGGCATGAGAATAAGCCTGAACTCAGCCATACGGCCAGAAATGCCCTTAGTGACACATGTCTTGTCCATACAGTATGGATAGCCAGCATCTAGCCTTGCTTGGGCAAACTCATTGCCACAGTAGATACAATTAGCCATTATTATTTCTCCTTCATTGACTCTGCCAGCGCTGCTATAGCCTCTGTATAGATACGCTTAGCCATGCCTGTACTTATACCCATTTTCTTACCTATCTGCTCAAAGGACATGGGTCTTTTGCCCTCTGTGCTAAAGCGTAACTCTATGACCTCTTTCTCATACCACTGCAATTTATAGGTTGCCTTGCTCAGGTCAATAAAGTCCTCAATGTCCTCAATCTCATGCATAGGACAATTCCTTCACATTTTCGGGGGAACTCTGAAGTATTCCATCTATAAACAACTGATGAATAGATAGAGAGATAGAACACCCACAAGGCTTGGTAAGCCTGATGGTCTTAGTAGTCTTGGTAATAATCATTTCTTGCCTCCAAATATGGCATAGGCGAATAGAAGAGAACCACCTAGCCATAGAATGGTGATAGGCAGACCTGATTGCATAGGGTCTAGAATAGACATAATTAACCTCCTGTTGATACCTGATAATAGCCAAACCATAGCCGTCTAGACTTGGTCTTACGGCTGGACAGACGTATAGCCACATAGCCAGTGGCCTGATTGTTTGTGTTGGTGATGAGCAGAGTACTCTCCTGCTGGACGGGCTAACGATTGGTGTACTCACCTTCCATAGCCCTGCGTGCTGGGTTGAGCCAGACTCTCCTACCTTATGCCCTTGCGGACATAGCGAAATAGTCGGGGGGTTACCCCGACTATTCCACTACGCCAGCAGGAGACTACGCGCCTACTGCTACAGCATCAAGGTACTTAGCCTTGAGTGAAGCAAGAGCGAGTTCCATCTCTGCTATCTTTGCGCCTACTGCTGGGTTACCTGATACAGGAGCCTTAGCAGCAGAAGCGAAAGCGGATACGACACTATCGAAAGCCTCGACAGTAGCAGTTCCGTTGTTTATCTTCGCGTCATTATCTGCGCGAACAGCAGCAGCCTCTCCCTCTTTAAGCGCGGTAATCTGTGCGCCAAGAGTTGAGTCTGCTGTGAGTAGGTGATAACGCTTACCTACCCAAGCGAGGTTGAGCATACCGAGGTCAATCCCTGTCTTGTGATGATACCAAGCAGAGTAGACAGCACCGGTGTTGAGCGTACCCTTAACCCCAACCATAAGATGTTCGGGGGTAATGTTGCTATCTGCCTTGTAGACAGCAATGATGTCGTTAATAACCCAAGCCTTGCGGTTATTGAGTTTTCCGACTATCTCGCCAACTAGGTTGGCAGAAGCAGGGGTGAGTGTTGTTAATGTGGACATGATGTCCCTCTCTAGGACTAGGTACTACACTTCCCTAGTTCCCGCCCCCTAGTGTGGAATCGAACCACACCTAGCACCATGTAGGGGAGCAGGAGAGATACTCTCTCATCTAGATTGCGCCTCGTGGCTTACACCTAAGTAACAAATGATTTTACCCCCCCTACCCTTAAACCCCTCGCTACCCACGAGATCGGCAGACATTACAAACTGGTGGGCTATTTTTGGGTTAAGCAGTGGCCTAAATGTAGAAGTTCTACACTTGATATGCGTGTAACAGTAAAATGTGACTTAGGCAACAAGTTTGCTAATTGGGAGGCGGGAAAGCTCTCTCTATGATCATAGAGATGGTGAGGCAAAAATTTCGGGGGACTCTCAGACATCTAAGGCAGTGGCCAGTAGAATACGAACATGGACAGGTATCAATGTCAGTACTGTGGTAAAGTATACGTAGTTCCATCACTAGCTAGAGATTGCGAGGGTAGACATGGCCAGAAGGAAACCAGTAGGTAAACAGGTCAATCCTGATGAAATGGAGAAGAAGCAAGCTCTTGGTATCGCTATGTTCGGTACAGCTGAAGAGTATCAATCAATCTCAGCAATATTCGGGGAAGGCTTCGAAGACATAGTCGCTCCTAGTAAGACAGAGGCAGGTAAGCCTCCTAGAGCTCACTACTGCGGATACCATGCTAAAGCTCAGCTGCTAGTCATAATCTTCAGAGGACCAGGTAAGACAGTCAAAGGTAAATGGATTGAAGATACGGGAAAGCCACAACCATGGATCTTCTATGATGGAATAGATCAAGATACATGGGAGAGTCTGAAGAATGCCAGGTCAACAGGTGATTGGCTAAGAGACGAGCTAGATGGCTATCCATGGTCAGGCGTACCAGGCAATACCAAGTCAGGCTTAAAAACAGTAGTAAACTCTATACTACAGGCTTAGATCTGCTATAATAGTTAATGAGGAGCCAAATGGTCCTCAAACTAACTTATATCGTCTAAGGAGATATATTATGGCTACACCTATGTCTGGCTACCCTAAAGGCCACGATCCACATAACACTCGCTTCACAGATCCATGGGATTATAAGCAGAAGTCTTCAGCTATTCCGGAGATCACAATCACATCTTTATTTCCACAGTTCAACCGCTGGGCTATTGGATTTGATCCATTACTAGATACATTTAAACAAGTCGCTGCTAACTCAAAGGCTGCTGGCTATCCCCCTTATAACATCTACAAGGATGAGGACACATATGTCCTAGAACTGGCTGTAGCCGGTTTTGGTAAGGAAGATATCACCATTACAGTTAAAGAGCTCCAGCTGACCGTAGAAGGCCGATTAGAGGCATCTGAGAGGCAGCCTATCCATAAGGGAATCGCTACCAGAGACTTTACTCAGGACTTCGTCCTAGCAGAGTATGTAGTGGTAAAGGGCGCAGAGCTGAAGGACGGATTGCTACGAATTACCCTAGAGCAGGAGCTCCCCGAGGAGTTGCAGCCGAAGATTATCAAAATCAAGTAAAAGTATGCTATAATAGTATATAGAGGCAGAGAACTTAAGAAACTCTCAGCTTTCCCGCCCCAGTAGACCTAAACCACCTACTGGGGCCTTTTAATCTTATAAGGAAGACGATGGACAAAGATATTAAAGTTAAAGAAGCAGTGAAGAAGACGATGGAAGAGAACAAAGAGCTACTAGAACGTCTTAATGACTACAACGCTGATGGCGTAGCTTATTGGGAAGATCAGATACACGACTAGGTAATTACACCGGGTCCGGCGCGAAAGAGGCTATAGATGTTTGCACTTGGAGTTTTGAGTGGAATTGTTATTGCTTGGGCATGGCTTACTCTTGCCTCTCCACATGCACAAAAAGTCCTCAAAGAGAATATTAAAATTGGTGTGGTACAGGTAAGATGTGTACACTGTGGTCGGATGAGCTGGGTAAGCCACGGCGATGTACATGTTGATACTAAATGTATGAGGTGCCGATAATGCCTACGTACGACTATAAGTGTAGTAGCTGTAATACCCAAATAGAAATTTCCCGATCATTTGATCAAGACGCAGAGCCTATATGCACAGGGTGTAACTCAACCATGTCCCGCGTTTGGCAAGCGACTCCTGCCATCTTTAGAGGTGGAGGCTGGGGAGGCTCATAATGTGGTCATGGGCACTTGCAATACTAGGAACAGTAGGTATGTTCTTTGTAGGACGAAAGAATCCTTGGGCATGGGTCTTATTATTTGTTAATGAGTCACTCTGGGTAGTATACGCAACCGATACTAAGCAGTATGGCTTCTACTTTGGTTCCGCTGCCTATATGGCTGTTTATATTAAGAACTACAGAGAATGGAAGCGTACCCACTAGGGTAAACTACTTTTATGGACAGATACCGCAGCAGACGTTATAGGCCAGCTAGCTACGATGAGTATGCTGCAACTATTGCTGCTATTGATACTGAGGCTACTCGTAGTAGAGTATTTGGTCCAGGGTATGAAGAGATCTACTCCCCGACTAGTGGTGGGGATCGTCCCAGAGCTATGAAAGCTGGGTACAACTACAATATGCAGACTCTTGTGATTATCATGAGAGATAAGTACACTTGGGTTCAATACGATCAAGTTACCCCCGAAATGTGGGATGAACTCAAATCCGCTCCATCTACCAATGACTATGTAAATACAGTGTTAGCTGGATGGCCGTGGATGGTAATCAACTACGGAGCTCTACCAAGAACCCGGGGTCAGCACTTTGAACTAGGTTTTGACGACTATATCTGATATCCTAGAACCCTAGCGGAGAGGGAACCATGACAACACTTGCTGCCATTCAAGGCGACGGCTGGGCTGTTCTTGGCTGTGATTCACGTGCATCTGATGAGGGTGGGCGTTATATGGATCTTGCTACACACAAAATTGTAGAAAACAATGGAATCTTAATCGCAGTCTCTGGCGCATCACGTGGTGGCAATATTGCACAGTTTGGGTGGAAACCTCCTAAACCTCGTGCCAATGAGAACTTAGATCTTTTTATGACTAATAAGTTTATCCCCGCACTTCGTAAAGCATTTCAAGATGCCGGATATGAAGGTAAAGACGATGGAGCGGCTGCTGAACACGACTCTAGCCTTATTGTAGCTGTACGTGGTGTCATCTACCCTATCTTTGAAGACTATAGCTGGGACAGAGAAGCCCGCAACGTTTACTACTCAGGTAGTGGCGGCGACATAGCTTTGGGAGCTTTAGAGGCTCTAAACTACTCAAAGATAACCTCCCCCCGTTCTGGAGAGAAGATTTTGTACAAAGCCATTGAGGTTGCCATAAAACATGACATTTATTCTGGCGGAGATATTCATACATACGTACAAGAAGCCTAATCTCTGACATTATATGTCTACCGACGCGAAAGGTAAGAGATGACATATTCAACAGATACCTCTGGTAACGTGGCAGTTGACTACGTATGGGGTAATTTACCGCTTCAACCAAATGACAAGCGCTCTAGTTATTACGGAGAGTGGCTTGGAGATGGTGATAGCCAAAACATTGCCGCAACACAGTATAACGATTTTCCTGGGTACCAACCAAATGTCCGTACAACTTATTTTGATGGTGACCCTATTTACAACTATCCAGCTAATGGACTCTATGACTCTAATAGTAACTGGGCTAACTGCGCTACGTTTAAATCAAGAATTGAGTTCCTACGCACAGTAGGTGTTGACCCAGCTATTCTTAAAGACTTTACCTTCTCAGGTGGAAACAATCCTTGGGATTACACAAGTGAGGGTGCTACCCCTAACTTTGATGGAGTTGTTCTGTACTCGTATGTTCCAAAGGATGCGATTGTATATTACGACCCTACAACAGCACAGATGATTACAGGTGCAGACCTTGAAGGAAAAGTTGCTTGGTCTCCAGATTCTTACTGGACAGAGGATGTTATTGGTTCTTGGTATTACCACGCATTTGTAGTCTTTTCAACTGACCCTCTTAAAAATACATGGAACTGGTACTAATCATGGCTACTACATTAACAGCATCTTGCCGAGACAAGTGCACAACTAAAGTCGCAACAACTGACGCAGAACTTCTAGACCTACTTAAAAATAACACATGCCCAAAGTGTGGAGACAAGCTTATTGCTAAAGCCACTACTGACAAGACTCACGGAGCAAAGGAATAACCATGACCTATCCAGTAGATGATAAAGGAAATCCACGCGTAGATTTCGTATGGGGCCATATGCCTATACAACCAGATGATCAACGTACATGGACAGGCGGAATGGGTGGAGCCGATCCTGTTGTAAATCAGAACCAAAATAACCAATGGTCTAACTGGCCAGCAGTTGGTAGTTCAACTCTTAACTCTGGTTGGACAGAATTGTCCTTTCCAACGGGTGATGGCGGCAGTACTCGTACACAGACCTTCACATGGGATAACCATGAGATTGCTGTAGACAACTATGAGAACTACCCATCATTTACTCAAGGTTATCCATATGACGACATTATTGCTAACGTAGTAGTACCTAATATCATTGGACTATCAGAGTCTGATGCTGCGGCCGCTCTAGGTGCAGCAGGACTCGGAGGAGCTGGAAACAGCTACACAGAGGGCGCTACATCTGCTAATAACGGTAAAGTGTACGCACAACGTCCAGACGCAGGAACTCTTTATAACCAAGGTGATATAGTTCACTTTGACGTATATAGCTATACTGCTCCAACAGGTTCTATCTCAGGATTTAACCAAACTGTAACTGACGAAGGTTGGACTCTAGGACCTAACGACGCAATCATGTACTTGACTGGACGCAGCAATTACCCTGTTGCTCCGAACACAATTACAGTGTCAGGAAGCTCTAACTCTGATTACAACCAAGTTTGGACTGTAAATGATGAAGCTAATAACGACTCTTATAACACAGGTGGAACCGCTGTTTGGGTAACTCCAACAACACCTGTCACTGAGTCAACAAGCTCAGGCGGAACCTGGACCCAGAACTAAACTTCCCTTAGACGTAAGGGATTTAACCAATCTATAGATAGGAAACACAATGTCAAACCCAGTAGATACCTCTGGTAACGTTGCCGTTGACTTTGTATGGGGTAACCTGCCTCTACAACCAGATGACAATCGAGTTACCTCCCCAACACAAACAACAACAGTTGGTGCAGATCAAAACCACAGCTGGACTTATGTAAGCACTAAGACTAGCGCTAAGATCACTGCTTCACAGGACAGCGAAGTTATTGCTTCAGAAGCTTGGGATGCATTCCCAGGTTATGCAGCTAACACAGGTGTATCTGTAACCTCAGATGCAATTACAATCCCAGATGTCACAGGATATGGTTTTATCCGTGCAGTTGATGCTCTTGTACTTGCTGGAGCTAACGTAGGTACTGTTACCTACAATACAGCTGGAGCAACTCCTGCTAATACAGGAACAATTTATTCAACTTCTGTAACAGGATCCTCTACTAAAGGAACAACTACTAACCTAGTTGTCTACAAGTACCAGGATGCTACAACTCCAGGAGTTACCTATAACACAGCTATTGGCCCATGGGTCAACGGCTACGTTGCTGGTTAATATAATTAAATAGCAAAAGGCCGGGATATTGCCCGGCCTTTGGCATTTCTCCCCCTACTAGAAGTGAGATGATTAGCACATGTTTGGTGACGCTCAGGAATTTCATACCCCCAAGGATAAACACTATGCCCACGTAGGGCGTGGAAAGCATCATGTAACAGGGGTGCCCTATTGGGAAATGCGGAATGGTGTAAGCTTCGGTAATAGCTACGGATACTACGGTACTGATAGAGAAGGCCTAGAACAAGAAGTTCAAGGCTCCGGACAGATCACAGGAGACAATGATGACAGTGCACCCGTCACAGCAGGTGGAGAAGGCGGAGAATCAAACTCAGTTGGAGTTAGCCTTGGGGCCTCAACCCCGGGTGCAATGTGATGGTTGCTCAGCTAGAGCAGCTGTAGCAGTAGTCCTTCCATATGGGGAATTAGCCTTTTGCATGCATCATTACAATAAAAGCGCTGATGTGCTTACAAAGCAAGGCGGAATTGCTAAACTTCTAACCATATCTAAGGAATAGGCTGGAGTACTATGAATCTTGGCAACGGGCAGATCATGCCACAACCCTCCAACAACAATACTGGGGGAATGCTAGGAAGACTAGCCAATATACTTTCACGCAATAACAACCTATCTACCATGCATGCTATGCGTAAAGATATTATTACTCATGGTCAAAATGAAAAAGTACGCGGCCAGAAAGAGCTATCTGATTACGGAATTCAATCTTTGGGAAATCGTTATGATTTTGCTATGCAACGGTACACACCAGAGCATGAAGATGTAAAATCTGGAAAAATTAAAGCGGATCCAGTAACCGGTGAACTTCCTTATATGCGCCCTACATTGGCAGAACATACTCAAATTGGCGGATTGTACGCTGATTCTAAAGGACAGGTAAATCCAGGTAAAATTTCTGCTGTTATTCGCAGTAAGGATGTAAGCGCACGACCAGTTAAAACAAGAGAACCTAAACCAAATCCAACAGATAATCGTGTTGGAAAACCTGCTAACCTTTCTGATACACAAGAAGCAATCAATAAAGGTTTTATTACACCTGAACAGGGTGCAGACTTGAGTAAAGGTTACAATACACAAGATAAGGCTTATAGAGCTAAAAATCCAACATATAAAGGTTCATCAGAAGAACACATTTCTATGGTGAATAGCAACGTAGATAACTTAGGGAGTAATTCATAATGGGACAATTTGACAATGTAATTCCTGTAAAGGTTACCTCAGGCAAGACAGTAACTACTGCCTCTGTTCGTGCACCTAAGAAACCTGTTGTTGTTGACAAAGAAGGCAATGAAGTTAAAAAAGCCGCAGATGTTAATGGTGGTGGCGGCGCTACTAGTATTGGTGTTAATGCAGGAGAAAAGTTCCGTACACTTGAAGGCCGTCTTCGTACTCCTCGTAAAGTAGGATTAGCAAAACCTTCTGAGCCAGAGCCACGTAATACAAAGAGTGGTAAAGAAAAATGGGAACCTAAAGCAGAGGCAGCATCTTCCGCTAAGCCAAAGACTGAAGGTAAGACATATGATCTTCCTAAAGATATGACAAAGATTAAGGGCAACACTAAGATTCGTTTAGGTGGGCAACAGTTCCTTGATGATAAAGGAGCTATGAAGGCTGAAAATGTTGCAAGCCGTGAACAGCAGATTATTCCTACAACTGCTAATGATAAGACTGGTGCTGGAACAACTCGAGTTGTTAAGCACCAAATTAGTGAAGTTCCACTTGGAACAGGTATTAAGCATTATGAAACTGCTTCTAGTACAGAATCTGATATCTCAGATGCAGAGTGGGAAAAGCGTGCTCGCATGGCTGAAAAGAATGGTCCTGGACCTTCTAGTAATCCAGATGTTGAGGTACCACTTGCGGGTCCAGTACAACAGATTAAGACTCCTGTAAGAGAAAGAGTTTCAGACGCACCTAAATATAACAAGCCAGACTTTAAAGATCCTAAAGCTGGAAAACAGTTCCCAATCTCATCTCTAAATACTGATTGGGCAAATACTAAGGTTACTCGTGGACCACAACGTGGAACTAAAGAACTTGATCTAAGTAAAGCTCCTGAGGTAAAGGTTCCTGGTCAAACAGAGGCACAAATGCGTGCAGATGCTTCACGTGCTGGAACTCGTAAAAGCACACCTAGCCGTACTGTGGGTTATGACCCAGAGTCTGTTCACAAGCATGCCCTACAAATGGCTGTACGTGATGGTGCATCTCTTGGAGAAATGTCTAGTGATTCCTTTACAAAGGGTTATCATCATACTAAAGCTACAGTTATGGCACTTGCTGGTATGGGTACATCTGAAGAAAGCGAAGCTACCTTAAATAAACACTTAGGTTCTGGTGCAGAACATAAGAACAACCTAAATACTATTTACAACCATCTTACAAATCGTGCTCGTTTTAATGAAACTAGCAAGCCTGGTAAGGGAACTCAATATAGCGCGGCACGCGGCAACGTAGATGTAGCACCTACTTCTAAAGATTATTATGTTCCTAAAGGAACTAACTCACTTGTACACGCTTCAAAGCTTGGTAACAAGACCCTTGAAGGAAGCACAGTACCATTTGAAGGCTACAAGCCAAATACTGGAGCAGACAAAGATGAGACACCTTATCATGAGGTAAATGTCCATCAAGGTTATCACCCAACTGAAGAAACACATCCAGTAACTGGAGAACGTGTTCGTGTCTTCCGCCATACTGATGTACCAGCTGGAGCAATCCATGTTGGTGATGTAGCTGCTGAAGCTGCTAAATCAGGTAAAAGCATGTACGCATATGAGAAGCAACAGCGTATGCAACGTGACGCTAGTAAGGGCCCATCTGCTAAATCTCGTGAAGGACACGGCAGATATGCACGCGATGTTATTGATCAACAGACTGCATCTAGAGTAACTGCTGGTGTTACTAAGGGACGCGGCACTATTCCTGAAACTGGTTCTGGTCGTGTTGAGCGTAGACAGATTGGTTCCGCTACTACTGAAATTACACCACTTAATGAGTCAGAAAAGACTCTTGCTTCAAAGGTTGAGGCTACCCGTACAGAGGGTAAGTTTATTGAAGTACCTCCTGCAAAGTCAGACGTATTTAAAGCTAAAGAAGCTGACTAATGTCTAGGAAGGCTAACTTTAACGATCAGCCTAAAGCAAAGAAAGTACCTCTTCGTACTATTCGCACCCATGCTCATGAGCTTAGTGATTTGCTTAGTAACCGGCCTTATGAAGGTCCTGGGGACAATGCTATTACTAATCAGAAGTTTGGTCGGTCATCAGGAACTAATAACTAATGGCTAAGCGGATTGAGTATAATAGTGGGGGTAAGATTAACGGGCTTACTCATCATTCTTGGACTTGCCTAGACTGCGGTAAGCATATAACTAGAGTTGGTGGGGCCAGTGCGATCCGGGCTGGTAAAAAAGAAGCGTATAATCATGACCATGTGGATACATCAAATGATTCATGGAACAACCGAAAGGATCTACAGTAGTGGCTAAATCTCCTGCGTGGACACGTAAAGAGGGTCAAAACCCTAATGGTGGTTTAAATGCTAAGGGTCGTGCTTCTGCTAAAGCAGAGGGACATAACTTAAAACCTCCTGTAAAAAAGGAAGAGGCAGCTAAGTCTAAAAAATCTGCTGCACGCCGTAAATCATATTGTGCTAGATCTGCAGGGCAGGCTAAGCAATTTCCTAAAGCCGCTAAAGATCCAAATAGTCGTTTAAATAAGGCAAGAAGGGCATGGGACTGCTAATGGCTAAAGAAGTATGGGATAAAAAGGATCCAGATGGCGGTAAGCATAAGAAGCTATCTTCTAAGAAGAAAGCTTCAGCTAAAGCACGCGCTAAAGCTGCTGGGCGTCCTTATCCTAATCTAATTGACAATATGGCTGCAGCAAAGACAAAGAAGAGCAAATAGTGGCTGAGACAAAGAAGTTTGGTCCTTACAAGGGCTCTAAGGAAAACGGTGGTCGCCCCATCTATGTCTATAAAACAAAAGGCAAAGATGGCAAATGGCACACTACATCCAAGAACAAAGCTCGCGCTGACTATGAAGACGAGCACGGCAAGATTAAGAGCAAGAAGAAGACTGTTGACCATAAAGACAACAATCATAACAACGACTCTAAAGGTAACCTTCAGATCTTAGATAAAGGTGCCAATACTGCCAAGGAAAATAAGCGTAGGGCTAAAAAGAAGTCCTAAACCTTAACCATATAAGGGCATAGATTAATCCACATTAAAACAAGCCTGTGATCTCGCTCACCTGGGTCAGCATGCCAAGGGGACCAGTTCTTACCCCCAGAACTCATTTTGTAGGCTATCTGAGCGTTTGTAACCGGGTTGATTAACTCCTTAGCAGACTTTAGATGAAAGTCGCTTAGACGGCCCTTTAAAGCCCCGTAAAGGTTAATCTGGAACATGCCATAGGAATCATCCCCGGTTTTGTTGCTAAAGTTGTGGGCAAGAGGATTGCCGTGAGTTTCCTTCATAGCCACAGCCCATGCCACCTTTAGGTCATGACCTTTAAACCCTACATACTGAAGCACTTCATAGAGCTGATGTGGGGTTAGCTTCTTAGCGTTCATATAATTGCCAAGCGGAGTTAAGCAGACCCGTATAGGGGCCATAGCGGCTTGGGCTGAGAAGGTAAGTAAATTTGTAATTATTAGAAAGGCTATTACGAAAAGCCTTAGTTTATGATTCTTAACATTTATAGACACACTATCTCCTAGGCTAGAGAGCCAACCCGGATCTTTACCCAACTGTCACTTGGATAAAAATAGCCCTGCGTCTGTCTGCTGGGCTAGTTGCAACTCTTTTGTTACGTAGTTAGTGTTGGAAGGTCTCCCTTCCATGTACTACTATAGCAGTAGATACACCCCCCTAGCAACTCGGAAACAGGTATACTATGGTGTATAGTTCAGTATGTGAAATAAATCACCCCCCGAAAGGACCCCAATATGGCTAAATGCGAGAATTGTGCGGATGACGCTACATACTCTATCGAAAATCCTGGAGCACAACACCAGAAGTTCTGTAAGGAACACCTACCTAAGATTTTGAACCCATTGAATCTTCCAGCATACGTAAAGGCACTTGTATCTGAAGTTGAAAAAGTTGTTACTCCTAAAGCTTCTAAGAAGAAGGTAGAAGAGCCTGCTCCTGTAGTAGAAGCTGAGCCTGTGGTCGAAACTCCTGTGGAGTCAGAACCAGCAGCTGAGTAATGAGAATTATCCAGAGGATAGAAACTAAACAAGGACATCCGGTACCAAAATCTGCAGGACCTGCTAAGGGACCATTCCCGCCAGAGCTCTATGCACAACCGCAAGTTCTAACTGAATATCCTTCTGAAATTGAAGAAGTACCTGTTGGTGGCACAGCTCAAAATAACTTTAGACCACCAAAGGTATTTAAGTGTAAGGATTGCGATGAATTGGTGCTTGAGCACGAAATCCCAGATCATATATGTGAGGCAGAAGATGGCGCAACCGCGGAGTATAGGTAAGTATTACTGGCATCCACTTATATACCCAGTTAAGCCTCCTGTTCTATGGGAGCGAGCTGAAACACAAGAAATTGACGGTGAGTTTCGCTTTGGAGCTGGGGTATCACTAAGAGTTCCTTTTACTAGAGTATCATTAGTTATTGGTAAATGGATTAAGAGCTATGATGAACGTCAGGCTCTTACTAATGCTATTAATGGAAGATCCATGTCCCAAGAAGAAGTTGACTGGGACAAGATAAGATACGGGGCAGATTATGATTTTTAAGAAGAAGCATGACCGCAAGGTATCCAAAATGCAGAAGAGAGCAGCAATGCTTCCTGCATCTGAATTAGTCCCATGGAGTGATTCAGTTCTTTACTCTATTGGTAAAAACCTATCTAGCTGGCAGAAGACAGAGTCTATAGCCTATTTAGAGGAAGCAAGAGTAAATGCCGAGGCTATCCACGCCATTGTAGAAAGTTTATACACTAGAGTAGTAAAATGAACGAAGACAATTTCGATGAGGTTGAGCTAGAAGAGCTAGAAGGTGATTCAGAGCCTCTACTGGAGGAAGAAGAAGATCAGCTAGATGAGCTCTCTAAGGAGTTTGTAAAACTTCTTGTAGACAAGGTTATGCAATTTATGGTGCTTCTAGTAGGCCATGAACTCCACCCCTACCAAGCTCCTTTGGCACGCCGTGTAATAGAATCAGTAATCATTAATGATGGTGAAGAAGTAACAGCTCTTGCTTCACGTCAGTCAGGTAAATCAGAGACTATTGCTAATACAGTAGCTACACTGATGGTTATCCTTCCAAAACTAGCTAAGATGTACCCAGACCTATTGGGTAAGTTTGGTGATGGTATTTGGGTAGGAATGTTTGCTCCTATTCAGTCACAGGTAGAAACCCTTTATTCTCGTACAGTATCACGCCTAACTAGCGAACATGCAATTGATGTTCTTGGTGACCCCGAGATTGATGACATGGTGGGTAAAAACCCTGGGGTTGTACGAAACATCAAGCTTAAGAACTCAGGCAGTACTCTTATGATGATGACAGCTAACCCAAGAGCTAAGATTGAATCTAAGTCCTTCCACCTTATTATCATTGACGAGTGTCAAGAAGCTGATGACTTTGTAGTATCTAAGTCTATTGCTCCTATGGGTGCGTACTATAACGCCACTATGGTTAAGACCGGAACACCTACAACCCACAAGAATAACTTTTATCGGGCTATCACTCTCAATAAGCGTAGACAGACTCAAGGCCGTAACGCTAAGCAGAACCACTTCCAGTGGGACTGGAAAGATGTGGTTAAGTTCAACGCTAACTACGGTAAGTTTATTAAGAAGGAAATGCTACGTATTGGTGAGGACTCAGATGAGTTCCAGCTTTCCTATAACTGTAAGTGGCTACTTGATCGTGGTATGTTCATTACCTCATCTACTATGGATGATCTCGGGGATACCTCACAAGAGATTGTTAAGTCTTACCATCGTTCACCTGTAGTTGTAGGCATTGACCCAGCACGTAAGATGGACTCAACTGTTGTGACAGTAGTGTGGGTAGATTGGGATCGCCCTGATGAATACGGTTACTATGATCATAGAGTTCTTAACTGGCTTGAAATGCAGGGGGATGACTGGGAAGAGCAGTACTTCCAGATACAACAGTTCTTATCTAACTACGATGTCCTAGCTATTGGTATTGACGCCAATGGTGTTGGTGATGCAGTAGCTGGACGTCTTAAGATCCTTATGCCACGTGCTGAGGTAATCCCTGTTACATCTAGCCCTACAGAGCAATCTAAACGCTGGAAGCACCTACAAGCGCTTATCCAACGCCAGATGGTATCGTGGCCTGCCCACGCTAAAACCCGTCGTCTTCGTATCTGGAAGAAGTTCTACCAGCAAATGACAGATGCGGAAATTACCTACAAAGGACCTAACTTTCTGGTGGCTGCACCGGATGAAGCACACGCCCACGACGACTTTGTGGACTCTTTGGCACTTGCCTGCTCTATGACAGTAGATATGGTTATGCCTTCAGTAGAAGTATCTAATTCACCCTTCTTTTAATTTAGCAGTACATACAGGTAAAAAGAAGGCAGAATTAAGCCTGAGGACCTCAATCCCAAACCTATAGGAGAAATAAAAATGGCAACAGAAAACATCGCGCCAACACCTGCATTCGCAGAGCGCCCTGGCAACACCTATGAGCGCAAGATGTCTCCTGCAACACCAGGCCTTCGTGGCCCACTTCGTTTTGAAGAAGGTATTGCAACAGACACAGACGTTCCAAATGACTTCCAACTTGGATTGGACCAAGGCTATGACACCCCAGCTGGTCGTCCTAACCACAACTCCAACGTATTTGAGAAGTATCCCGACGAGACAATGCGTGAGCGTGCTCACGTTGGTTCTGCAGCTTGGGTAGAAGCACCAACATACCTTGGTGAATTCTCACAAGGAAACTTCGGAGATCACTCTCAGATTGTTATCGAAGAAGTAGTACGCAACGGTTCACGCTACGAGCGTGTTAACCCTGCATCGGTCGCAGACTAAAATACGATATACTAAGACAGTCCGGCCCCATGAGGGCCGGGCTATCTTTAGGGGGAAATATGGCAGCGCAACCTGGTAATCCAAAATTATGGAATAGACTTAAGGCACAAGCAATAGCCAAGTACCCACATCAAGCAGCAGATGGTAAACTAAGCTTTGCAGCTGCTAAGTGGATTAAAGAAGAGTATATCAGAGAAGGCGGCAATTACGTTAACTCCATTAATGAAGTTGACCCTAAGAACCGTGACTTTGAGGCAGAAGAGAAGACCAAAGAGAAGAACAAGAAGCAAGCTAAAAAGCGTGCTATGAAAAAAGCCAATCTAGTAGTGTGAGGGTAAACATGAACGGACTTAATAAATGAGTGGTGGTATTGATTTTAGTCCTCCGTCGTATAGAGCGGCGTCGAGTGACTTAACTATCTCCATCTCCCCGCTTGGTTTAGTAGAACTTGCGGATGAAGAATTTGAAGTACACGGTCCTCGACTAAACCGTTATAGCCTTAACTGGGCTATGTATCTTGGTCACCACTGGTCGTACCGCCGTGAATTCGGTGAGTCCCAAATGGTATACAACTACTACCGAGCATTTACAGATTATATTATTAACTTTACATTTGGACGCGGAGCAATGTTTCGCTCACCTATTGCAACAGAAGCTATTGTTCCAGATCTACTAAAGCGTGTATGGGAAGTAGATAACGATAAGCATGGCATCCTATGGGAAATGGGACAGCAGGGCGGAGTGTCAGGCGACTGCTTCGTTAAAGTAGCTTACGAAGAGGGATATGAAGATTCTACGGGCCGTCCGCATCCAGGACGCGTACGCATTCTCCCACTCAACTCATCTTTTTGTTTTCCAGAGTTCCACCCACATGACCGCTCTCGTTTGATTCGCTTTAAGCTTAAGTATCGTTTTTGGGGCACATCTGTAGAAGGTACTCGTCAGGTTTACACCTATACAGAAATCTTGACTGATGACCGCATTGAAGAGTACATTAATGATGAGCTTATTGATAGCCGCCCTAATCCAATCGGTGTAGTTCCAGTTATTCATATTCCAAATGTACGTATCTCAGGCTCTCCTTGGGGACTATCTGATTGCCACGACATTATCGTACTAAATCGTAACTATAACGAAGTAGCAACAGATGTAGCTGACATTATTAACTACCACGCTGCGCCAGTTACAGTTATCACCGGTGCTAAGGCTGCAGGCCTTGAGAAGGGCCCTAAGAAAGTATGGGGCGGTCTTCCTAAAGATGCACAAGTATTTAACCTAGAAGGTGGCGGACAAGGTCTAGTAGGTGCTATGGATTACCTTAAGATCATTAAGACTGCTATGCACGAAATGGTGGGCGTTCCAGAGACAGCTCTTGGACAGGTACAGCCTATTTCTAATACATCAGGTGTAGCCCTCTCCATCCAGTATCAGCCTCTGATGAATCGCTACCAACAGAAGATTGTTCAGTATGGAGAGGGACTACGTAGAATTAACGAGCTAGTACTTCTTACACTAGCCTTTAAAGAACCAGAGATCTTTACCTATAACCCAGATGTTAATGGCCCTATTAAGGCACAACAGCTTCCACAGCTAAACTTGCTTGATCCACTGACCTATGAATCTATTATTCATTTCCCACCTCCACTTCCTCTAGATAAGCTCATTGTCCTCAATGAAATCCAGCAGAAGATGAACATGCAGCTAGAGAGCCGTGAAGGCGCCCTACGCCAGCTTGGTGAGGAATTCCCAGATGAGAAGCTAGAAGAAATTCGGGCAGAGCTTATCGCTGATGCTAAGTCAGACGGCGCTCTTAACCTCATCAAGCAACAGATCAATTCAGCAATTACCTCATTAACTGGTATGATGCCTGATGGAACTCTACCTCCTGGAGCAGCTCCTGGAGATGGAACAGGCCCTGGCCCTACAGGACAACCTGGAGTTATCACTCCATTTGAAGAACAGACTTTGGCCCAGATGCAAAGTGACCTTGTCACCAAAGCATACGGTACAAAACTTCCTCAGCGTGAGGTTGGCGGCTCTCAAACCGACTCCCCTAACTCAGAGGAAAATAAGTAACTTTAGCCTGTAAATACCACCGGTATTTGACAGACTATATACCAAACAAACCCGCAGGTCATCGTGGCACTTATTCGGACAACGACCTATTAACCTAAAGGAATAATCATGGCAACAGATTCACCCGTTGTAGATAGTGCAGTGGCTCAAGAAGCCTTTGCATCAGAAGCACAAGGAACTACCCCAACAACCCCTCCCAACACAAACTTTGTAGAGGCTAAGGGTTATACAGAAGATGATCTTCGTCGAGTGCGTGAGCAAGAAAAATCTAAGCTCTACCCTCAGATTGATTCTCTTAAAGAGGAACTTAACCTCTTGAAGAAGCGTGACGAAGAGCGTACAGCAGAAGCTGAGCGTATTAAGGCAGAGGCAGAGGCCGAAGCTCAACGCAAAGCAGAGTCTGAAATGGACGTTCGCACACTTCTTGAACAAAAAGAGAAGGCGTGGAAAGATGAGATCGAGTCAATCCGTCAGGAAGCTGCTCGTAAAGATGCACTACTAGAGCGTGAGCGCCAGTATGCAGAGTTGACATCTTATCGCAACCGCCGTTTAGAAGAAGAACGTGATAATATTATCCCTGAGCTTGTAGATCTAATCTCAGGAAATACTCACGATGAGATAGAACAAAGTATTACCGGTCTTAGAGAGCGATCTGCTAAGATTCTGGAATCGGCGCAACAGGCTATTCAAGCTCAGCGTCGTGATATGACAGGCACACGCACAACATTGCCTCCAACTATGGAAAACAATTCGGACTCTAACTCGTTTACAGCGGAACAAATTGCCGCTATGTCGGTTACTGAATACGCAAAGCACCGCGGAAAGCTTATGGGGAACTCTTCCTCTAAAGACAAAGGAATCTTTGGGTAAAACGCCCAATAGAATTTAACAACACTACTTAAGGAGTAACACCGACATGGCATCAGCCGTAACAGGTACCGGCAATTTAGCCGCAGCACCTACAGCGTACTCTGGCGCTAACAGCCAGCTTACACAAGCAATTCAGACCATCTGGTCTAAGGAAATCCTATTCCAATCAATGCCTATCCTTCGCTTCGAACAATTCGCAGTTAAGAAGACAGAACTTGGCGTAGCTCCTGGACTCCAGATCAACTTCATGCGTTACAACAACCTCGGATTTGCATCTTCACTCGTTGAAGGCGTCCGTATGTCAACAAGCGCATTGACAGCTCAACAGTTCTCAATCACAGTTGCAGAGCATGGCTTTGCAATTGCAGTATCAGAGCTCCTACTTAACGCATCATTCGATGACGTTATGGCATCAGCTTCACGTCTTCTTGGACGTAACATGGCCCTATACCTTGATGGCCAGGCTCGTGACACACTTATGGCTGCATCTTCAGTCATCTACGGTGAAGATCGTACAGCCCTACAGGGTGTAAACAACTGGTACGACTATGGAACAACTGCTACAAACCGTGCAGGTTTGACAGGTGCTTCATACCTAACACCTCACACAATCAAGGATGCAGTTGAGACACTCTCAACCAAGAACATCCCAAGGTTGGGCGAGACCTACGTTGCATTCGTGCATCCACACCAATCACGTCGCCTCCGCGACAATCCTGAGTTCATCGAAGTAACCAAGTACGCAGCACCTGGTAACTTCATGCTCGGTGAAATCGGTCGTCTCTATGACACAGTATTCATCGAAACAACTCAAATCCAGAAGGTAACAAATGGTGCAGGTTCAGGATACTCAGCTGATTCAACAGTTGCTCCTGGAGATATCGTTTACCCAACTGGTGGAGGATACACAACCCCTGTTACAAAGACAGGTAACGGAAACAAGGACCGCTACTCAGCTATCATCATTGGTGATAACGCATTCGGTCACGCTATCTCACTTCCAGTTGAACTCCGCGATGGCGGTATTCTTGACTTCGGTCGTGAGCACGCACTTGCTTGGTATGCTATTTACGGTCTTGGTCTTATCACTGACCAGTCTGTAGTTATCGCAGAAACCAACTAATTTAACCGGGGGAGGGGAAACCCTCCCCCACCCAACAACCTAACAGGAGAATAATAATCGTGTCAAAAGCAAAAGTAACAGATGTCACAGGACGTCAACGTGAAGAACAAATCAAGGCCAACGCAGAAGCTCTAGCCGCTCGTGCTAATGAGATGTCAATGGCAACTGCTTCTCAGCAGTATAAAGATGAGACAGAAGTCACAGATCTAACAATTCCTAGCGCCCCAACCGTAATTGACGAGATTGAGAGCGTTGGTGTATCTCTAGCAGATGACCACGTTGTGGTTCGTGTAGCAGAGAACATTGATCAAATGACTATTGGAGCAGGCAACAACTATTCTTTTGAGACTGGTAAGAAGTACAAGGTATCAAAGCATGTTGCAGATCATTTACGTGAAAAAGGGTACTTGTACGATCGTCTGTAAGAGGACTGTATCTTAGATACTAGTAACCTCTATAAGTCCCCGCTCTAGCAACCGCCCTCCTGCTAGAGCGGGCCTTTTTATTTAAGCAGATTTATTATTCATAATAGTGCACAATAGCACTACCTAATTAGCTGGAGGATATGTGGCCACACTTAACGCCCTTTCTGATAGATTACGCTCCGAGATCGGAGATATCGGAAGGTCATTCTCTCAGACCTTTACCGGTGACGGTACAACGGTTCGTTTTCAGCTAACTCAAAATCCTATTCAAGGCGCTACATTAGTAGTCAACGTGGGCGCAACAGATGTGTCTAATACCACCACAGTAGAAGAAGGCGTGGGAGTTCTTATACTCTCTACCCCTCCAGCAAACAATGCTACTATTACAGTTACAGGGCTAGCCTACCGTTACTTTACAGATAGTGATATTTCCTATTATGTAAACACTGCTTTTACTGAACATTCTCTACGAGCTACAGATTCTAATGGTAGCCCAGTAACCATGTCAACTCTAGACCCTATTGATGAGTATCCAATCGTAATCTATGCATCAACTTTAGCTCTTTACACTCTAGCTACAGATGCAGCTTTTGATATTGATATTGTTTCTCCAGATGGTGTAAATATCCCAAGATCTGAACGTTATCGCCAACTTATGGCTATTGTAGAACAACGCCGTGAACAATACCGTGAGCTTTGTAAGCTTCTTAATATTGGTTTGCATCGCATTGAGGTATTTAGCCTGCGCCGTATCAGCAGACTTACAAACCGATATGTGCCTATCTACCGCCCACAGGAAGTGGACGACGGCTCTATCCCACAACGCGTGTTCTTGCCTCTCCCATCATACGGAGATGTGCAGCCTAATGTACCTGTGGTGTCTAAAGACCTCTCACTTTATGCTGGGGATGACTTTAACGAGATCATTCGCTTCTCAATGGATATCTCAAACTACAGCTTCTTATCACAGGTACGCCTATATCCATCGGTACCAGGCAGTGCTGTAGGCCCAGTAATTATTGGCGCCTTCACATTTACAACAAGTGCTTCAGTACCTGGTGGAGTGGTTGATACGTTAACCATGAATTTGCCAGGATCAGTTACAAAGGATTTCCCAAATGTTGCATACTATGATTTGCAACTTACGGCTCCTAATGGATCTACCAAGACCTACACTTATGGAAAGGTCTTTACACATGCCCAAGTTAGCGAACCGCTAGGACCCTTCTAATGACATACGGCCATCCATATAATTGTGGCTGTAATCAGTGCAGTGAAATTCTTTTTCTCTCTGAACAGGCACCTGGTGTTGTAGAGATTACTTCTGCAGTCATTCCTAGCCCAACTTCACCAGATATAACTAATATTGGTGTTGAGGGACCTGTTGGTGCTCAAGGCACTTCTGGTTCACAAGGTATACAAGGCCGTCAGGGTACGCAGGGAACTCAAGGATTACAGGGCCCCAATGCTGCTATTACATTTTCTCCTACACCACCTACTAATCCATTAATTGGTGATCGTTGGGTAAACTCTAACGACGGTATTGAGTATACCTGGATCTATGATGGGAATAGTTACCAATGGATTGAGGCATCTGCAAGCGGCCTTATTGGTGCACAAGGAACCACAGGTACACAAGGAAGTAATGGTGTACAAGGTTTTGATGGTACACAAGGTGTTCAAGGCACTGATGGAATTCAGGGTGCACAAGGAACCGATGGTTTGCAAGGAACTGACGGCACTCAAGGTATTCAAGGTGTACAGGGAACCGACGGTATTCAAGGAACACAGGGCATTTCTGTTCAAGGTGTTGCTGGAACATCCGTAGTAATTATTGGATCATATCCAGATTACGCATCATTAGTTGCTGATCATCCAACTGCAAACAATGGTGATGGCTACATTATTGATCCAGACCTTTGGGTGTGGGATGGAAGCGCATGGATTAATGCTGGAGTTATTCAAGGACCTCAAGGTGTACAAGGTACGCAAGGAGTACAAGGTACCGATGGTTTACAAGGCTTTGATGGAATGCAGGGAACCCAAGGTATTCAAGGCACACAAGGTGTGCAAGGAATTACTGGATTACAAGGTATTCAAGGAATACAAGGTATTCAAGGAATACAAGGTATTCA